ACTCCACCTATCAAGAAAAGCATAGCCAGCAACACGTATGCTACCAGCACCGGTAAGACGGGCATACAACGGTATAATATACGAGTTCTTAACAGCACGCACAAACCTGTCGTTAACATCACCGTACAGGTCAAACACAACGTCCGCACCAGCACGCCTAAAGCTCAGCGTCCTAACAGGCCCAGACCCCGCATCACCACCAGTACCACGCCCAGCACCGGTATCCCGGCGGGAAAACCATGCATACCAGCTCTCAACACTCCAGCTCATACACGGTCACCTCCAAACACGTCTCTCAACACCGCCAGAACCAGTGTCAAGCCGGTACATCACCGCCCTATCACTAGTACGCCTCAGCACAGTAACAATACCCTCCAGCAACACATTGCTAACCCATCCAGCCAAGCCATACCCCCCGAACAAGCCCTCATCACCGGTAAGGGCACCGGGTACGTTTAAACCAGAGCACAGCGCACCGCACTCCTCCCCACGCACAAACCATCCATCACCACCGCCAGACACACGGCCTATCCTGCGCAAATCAGAAAGATACAGCCTCCTAGCAACAAACACATACACACCCCCATCAACACCGGTAAAGACAAGCCCCACACCGCCCCGGTAAAGCCAAGAAGAAACCGGCAACCCAAGCCCAACATCAACAACAAACACATCCCCAACACCCTGAAACACAACACCGGAAGACAACCACTCAGCAACAACCCGGTAAGAAACAACACCGCCCAAACCAGCAAAACAAGACGGCCAACCACCAAGCCCAGCACCCCCCGGCACACCATAACAAGGCGCAACAACACCCGGCACACCACCACTACCAACAACAACAACACCAGAACCCCCCAAACCAAGCAAAAACCCGGCAACAACACCGAACCCACCAGCACCATCAAGAACAAACAACCACTCAACACCCCAATCACCAACCCGGTAACGACCAGGAACACGCCCAGAACCAGCCCGCCTAACACCACCAACATCCACACTCCGCACAAACAACCCAACCAACACCCCCAAACACATACCAATACATACCATACCAATACAGATACAATACAGTACAGTTACAGATACAGTACAGATACCGGTAAAAACAAAGCACAACTACAAGCCAAAAACACGAAGCCCAGACCCAGTATCACCACCAACCAACACATAGCCACCAACAGCCCCAGTAAGAACACGGTAAGCAAGCACCACGCCAAGCCAAGCCGCCAACACACTAGACCCCGCAACACTACCAGCCACATACCCACCACGAGCACCACCAACACTAAAAACACCAGCCCCAGACCCCGGCAAAAACACCTCACCAGTAACACTACCACCGTCAAAATGAAGACTAACAACAGGCAACCCAGCACCAACACCAGCATACCGAACATCAGCAGACACACGCGGCGAATCAACACAGTCAAACACAACACACGGGTAACGATAACCAGCACCGTCACCGCCGGTACCGGTACAGTAACGGGACAAAACAGCACGCACATCATCCACCCCACGCACATACCGGGGAACAACCCTTACCCGGCCACCAGTATAGCCAGCACGCCGCACAAGCCACCCACCAGCCAAACCAGCCTTAAAACACCGGCCACCAGCAACACACCGGCCCAACAACCCCCCAAACGGGTACAACCACAACCTATTACTATTCACCGGCTCCCACACATCACCATCAACCAATACAAAACCACCAAACAACCGGTAACCACCAGCAAGAAACACAAGCCACGAACCAACACCACCCAACCCAAACACAACAGCACGCACACCAGGAAACACAAACCCAGCACCAGAACCACCAGTACCAGTATTAACAGCAACGCCAGCATCGTCTGCACCAGCAGACCTAGAATCACCAGCCACAGAACCAGTACTGCCAGAAACAGACCCTCCAGCCGCCGCCCGCCTAAGAAACCACAGCAAATCCCGACCAGACACAACACACCACCCACAAACCCAGTAAATACCAGTAAAAACAAAGCACAGCACAAACCAGCCTAGTCACCGCCAAGCTCAAACAACAACTGGTTCAACGGGTCACCCCACCCACGCACCAACCACTCAGCAAAAGACGAAGCACCACCACCACCAGCATTACCGGTACTATCCACACCACCAGCAGAACCAGCCGAACCAGAACCAGTATCGCCAGCACCACCAGTACTACCAGTACGAACACCACGGCCAGCAAGCCAGTCCAAAACACGCCGCCTACAACCACTATCCTCCCAGCAAGCCCAGAAAACAAACTCTAGCAAAGCACCACTACTAACACCGTACCGGCCCCTAATACTGTCTATTACCCAGTATAGTTTCTCTGTTATTATTGTGTGTATGTGTCTGGGCATTGTGTTCTCCTCTCCTGTATTCTATATGGTGGTCTGTGTCCGGCGCCTGTACATTGCCCGGCACACATTGTTCAGTACAGGCTAAAAAACAGTGCTAGGCTTTCCAGCCAACCCAGTCAACAACAACAGTACTGCCCGCACCACTCGTACTATTCTTAGCAAACACACTGACCTTACAGGGAAAATCAACATCCACACGCTGTACAGCACCAGCCGCAACACTACCGCTAAACAACTGGTACGAAACACTACCGCCGGGAACAACAGCAGACACAACAACATCCACACCATTACCACCAGTATTAGCAACCAACACAACGCCACGCACACAGCCAGACAAATCAACACTAGCAACAACAGCCTCAGCATCACCAGTAGAAACACTGCCAGAACTACCGCTTACAACATCACTAGCAACACGAAGCACACCCTCAAGCAAACCAACAATACGGTTCAACGCACTCCTACCAGTAAACGGCATACCTACCACCACTACAAACTATACAACAAACAACTAATAACCATTATCACCGCACAGTTCCTCGAAAATCCTCTCAGCAAGCCTGTCAACAATATTGCTAACAGCCTTCTCAACCACAGCTCTCTCATCAATAATGCGTTTAAGCTCAGCAGACACCACTTTCTTCACACGCTTCCTCCCCAGCAAACCACCATACTCAATAACAACCGTGCCGTCCTTATACACCTCAACAACATCTCCAGTTCTTCCACCAAGCTTCCTATATATGTCAAGCTCCTTACGGTACAGCTTCGTCCATTTATCACGCAGTTCACTATACCTAGACACAGACCTCTCAACCCAGTCATCCTTATCTATCTCAAATATAACGGTCACCCAGACCTTGTCTCCCAAATCATCCATATCGTCAACACGCCATTTCACCATGCAGACTTCACCTCCTCCGCACACTTATGCATACACCGTATCATGTTCTCCTGTGTCCAGCCATTCTTCTCCAAGCACTTCTTAACACATTCATCCATCGGAACCGTTATCAAGCACTATCACCTCTAACTCTAAATGCAAACGCACTACATTCTATTACACACACATGCACATCACCTATTCTCTTATATGGATTGCACAGTCTCCTCAGTATATCCTCTACGCTATCTACTTCTACAAGTATCTCGTTCACATCGTATTTTTCTCCACACCAATCCTCTATAACAGCACTATCGTTTCCACTCATTCCACTATCACCTAGACCTCCTTATCCTCAAGTGCTTCATAAACACAATCTCATCATCTACACCGGTATCGCTACAGAACTTCTCAACCTGCTTATCCCATTTCCCAACAATACCAATCTCCCTGTAAAACTCTAGGTGACTACACAGCATATCTACAGGGTCATCCTTCGGCCCATCAATCGGTATCGGTTCTCCCATAATCTCGTATTCCCCTCTCTCGTTAATCCTTCCACCCATAGTTACAACATACCATTTATCACCGTCACTAGCAACCGCCTCTACAACATCAGCAGTACTTCCAACCGGTCTCCTAAACCAATACACAAAGTCCCATCTATCCACAAACATCACCTTCTACGCATCATCCTACTAATCTCTCCATTATACAGCTCCTCTATCTCATCATCATAATCCGGTATGTCGTACAGGCTAGTCCTCCACCCACCATAATCGCTATAGTCAAGAATAGTCTTGCCATTCGCCACATGCACATATTCCTGCTTTATCTTCTTCTTCGCCTCCTCAACCCATTTCTTAATACCATCTATCAGCTTATCAACCTTCTTACCAGTAGGCAGAACAACATACATCTTAACAGTATCTGCACTCGCAATAGCAGTCTTACCACACGGTAGCTTGCGCCTTACAGTAGCATCAGTAAACTCTCCATCACACCACAGCAGACTAACATCGTTATTCGCATTAATGTACTCATAATCTGTTCTGCTGAACGACTCTATATTCGGCGGGTGCTTATGTATAACAACAGTCTCAGTAGCAAACTTCTCCGGTATCTTGTCCTCTACCTCTACAAACGTAGCACTAGCTTTCTGTTTCGGTACAAACACGTCATCAACAACGTATATTTCATTTTCACCAAGCTTCTTGTACTTAGCATACATCAGGAACTCGGTATCAATCTCGTCTGCAAGCCTGCTTATCTTCTCGAACAACGAAAAATCAACAAGCACTATCAGCTTACCAATCTTCATATACGGGCATTCAGTTACAGGCTTATACCCAGTACTCCATTTAGACGAACTAGCACGTATTTTCTTAACACGCATACCTACCAGCCCAATGCAGTTTATCCGGTATTCTCAAAGCACAGCCGTCACAGGCTTCCACTAGCAGACATGCGCTCAACAATATTGGCTATCTTGTCAGACACATGCACGGTATAGCCAGCGTAGTTACTGTACTTGTAGCCCACCCAAACACCATAAATAATAGCATCGGCAACATCATCACGGTACCCGGCCTTCTTAATAATGCGCACATCACCATTACCGCCATAGCGAACCTCATAAGACCAGAACTGCCTAACTATATCTTCATTCTCAGGCAAAATAATACGCCTCTCCCTAGCAAGACGCCTAAACAGCATAAACATATCAATACGCTCCCTACCAGCCGCCGAAACATCAACAACACGGTAAAAACCAAGCTTCTCCCTAAGCACGTCGCAGACCCCGACGCCCATTCCTATAGCGTCAACAGCTACATAATCTACCAGCCATTCCTCTGCCAAGTGCAGTACCCAGCCTATTGTCTCATTCAAGTACATCTTCTTGCGCCGGTACACTCCAAGCACTTCTACTATGCCTTCCTCCGGCGTAAAGTTCTTCGGCACCTCAACAATAACAGCGGCTGTCTCGTCATCCCCCAGCCGTGCAACATCAACACTCAGTATCCGTATATGCCCCGGTCTCCTAGGCAAAGGCTTCGCACCAACTATTCCACGGGCAACAGCACACTTCCTAATATCATCAATATCGAAGAACTTGCCCTCAGTATTCACGAACTCCGCCTCATACCACATCCTAAACTCTGTCTCGCTAAGCATCTTACGGGCAAACTCCACCTCATCCTTCCTCATTATTCCAGCCTTAACAGCGTCCCTCCAAGTAACACGCATCTTAAACACTTCTTTCTCATCACCTTCTACCCACAGCCTCCACATATAGTTGTGTACGTGCGGCGTACCAAGCAGTATCAGCACAGGCTTCCTTCCAAGCGGGTTACTCATAATCATCCTCAATATACGGGTTCTGAAAATATTGTCCGGTATGCTACCAGCCTCATCAACAATCAGCACAGTAGCACCGAAGCCAAGCAACGCCTCAGGGTTACCTGCAGACAACGCTCTCAGTACAGTCTTGTTCTTAAAGTGTATCAGGTCGTGCCTAAAGCTCTTCTCCCTGTCTATCATGCGCATCAGTATCGGGCTGGACATAATGAATTCTCGTATCCTTCCAAACAGTATGTTTGCCTGTCTAAACGTGGGCGCAACAACAACAATCTCTTCTCTCGGGTACAGCAATCCATACAGTATTGCAAGCACGGCTGTACTGGTCGTCTTACCGCTACGGGTCGCCGCCAAGAAAATAAACTTGCCCGGCTTCCTCGTAAGCGCCTTCATAATAAACTCTTTCTGGTAATACGTCAGCCGCAACGGCTTGCCGTCCGGCCCTACAAACAAAGCCGCTACAAACTTGTCGAAATTCCTAAGCGCCTTCTCAACAAGCTTGTTCAAAACAAACACCACTACTGCTCAGTACCAGTATCAGACTCCAGCGCCTCAAGCACCTTCTCAATAATGTTCTCATCCTCTGCACTTCCTATTTTTCCAAGCTTCTCCAGTATCCTGCTTGCAATATCAATGTTCTTGCTCGTATCAGGCAGTGGCAGTCCAGCTTCTTCCTCCAGTCTAACCAGCCGTCTAATACGTTTCTTCTGCACACGGTACAGCCATATCAATTCCTTCTCCAAATCAAATTCTCCTTCATCGTCAACAACATCGGTACTGCTTCTAGGCGTATCAGAAACAACATCCCCAAACTCTCTGTAGTAGAAATACCGCACCATACTAGGCGTTATCTTCTTACCTAGCATCTCGCTAAGCTCCTGCGCTATCTCTTCAAACTTCTTTCCAGACGCGACGCCTTCAGCAATAACACGTTTAGCCGTATCCTTAACATCATCAAGCGGGGTCTTCAAACCATATCACGCTCAAAACTCTGTATAACATAGAAACACGGTGAACTTGTCTCCTATCTTCTCAGGTACTTCATTAAGCACAATCCTGTATATAAGGTTTCTACTGCATACACCGGTATCTCCACAGCTATTCTCCTTTACATAGGCATAAACAGTGCCGTCAAGACCAAACAAATTACCGTATCCTACAGCATACCCCGTTATCGGCAAAACATACGTGTAGGAAAGACTGCCCGTAAAAACAAGCTCTACTTCAAAACACTTCGTCTCTCCCATACAGCATCACACAATCAGTATGTAGTGCTGTCCAAGAACATACGGCTTCTTAAGGTTCTCCTTAGTCGGTAAGAACAGCCTGTCGTTCTGCGGCTCGTACAGGTACGGCTCATCCTTATCGGTAAACACTACAACATTATATGCGTGTCCACCGTCATAGTCAAACACAGCCGGTACAGCGTTAATGCCGAAGTTTATCGCCATCCTAACCTTAAAGTACAGAGCAAACTTGTCACAGTCAAACGTATCAACAATGTACTGCCTAGTGTTCGTCCAGTCCCAAGCAATAATCTTCTTAAACGTCTCATAATCAGTAGCATAGTAATTACCATCAGTACGAAGCACCTTTGCAGGGCTAAAGTTCGGTAACTTGCTAAGCACCTTATACATTCCCTGCCAACCAATATTGACGGTCTTTGGCTTAAACGGCGGCACATACCAGTCATACAGTTGCTTCACATACTGTGCAATCGTACCAATATCAGCCTTCAACATCTCTGCCAATCACCCCCATACCAGCCTTTGTTGCCCAGTCAATAAGCAGGTTAACAGTCTCCTGCAACTCCTTAACAAGGTTATCAAGCTCCTCGTCACAGTAGCATTCACATTTCTTACCAGCCAATAGCTTCACAATCATGTTCAGCTTCTCGGCTAGCGTGTTAAGGTCTTCGGGCACAGCTACCACCACAATATCTTATCTGCGTCGCCGGTAATAAACAATGTACAGGAACAACAGGTAAGCCACCTCGCATCCAACAGCAACAGCAACATCCTTAACACTCAGACTCCCATCACTATATCCAATAGCTAGAAACACTATCAACGGAAACACAAGCCATAGAATACCGCCTACCAACGCCAGTATAACCAGTAGCATCTCCACAAAGGCACTTGCCCTCGCAGACATCCCTGCACACCATGCTGTTTGTATGTCGGTATTCCCATTTAAACAAAATAATCATCACCGCATAAAAGCCTAGTCAAAAACCTATTTAATCAACCACTTCCAGCACAGCACTATATACATCCTTCATTCTCCTAAGCAGTCTATCAACAGCCTTAAACGTCTTCTCATTATCGTCTTTCACCAGAACAGACATCATCCTCCCAAGCCGTCCAGTAACAATATCACGGGCAAACCATATCTTTCGTCTAAGCACACCATATATTTTCTTCCTCGTCTCCTCATCAGCAGTATCGTACAAATACCGTATCTCGTTCACAATCTCCATCAACTTATCATATTTCTCCCTAACAGTATCAACAAACTCCTTCATATCATCCGGTAAGAACGGGTACAGGTCATCTATGCGTCCGTTCCCAATATACTTCATTATCTTCCTGTACGGCTTCCTGCCAGTAAACACCGTCTTTAGTAAATAGGCGAAGTTCTTCATCTTCACAAGGTAATCCCACCACACAAACTCATCCATATACCGCATGCCGGGAAACCACAGTACAACACCTTCTTTCTCCGGGTGCGTCCTAACAAACTCCATCACATCATCAAATCTCCTAGCATCAATCGTTACGGGCATATCAAACACACTGTCACGGTAGTACTCTATCTCAAGCGTATCATGTCTTCTACGGGCAAGCAGGTACGGCGTCCACTTCTCCCAGCAACCATCAATATTGTCTGCAGACCACTCAACATACTTGAACGGCATAGTGCTTCCAGGGTAATCACTGCTTCTAAGCTCAAACATAACAGTCTCGTTGTCTCCTACCAGTTCCTCTAAGTCATTCCACATACCACGTCTCTCAATCGTTCCAAAGAAAATCTCTACAAACCAGTTCCTCTTACCAACATCCAGTCGTCCTCTAGTATTAGCACGCAGTACACCGGTATCCGGGTCTCTCCAAACCACTATAAGCGTTCCGTCAATCTTCTCGGTAGCAAGGGCATTCTTCCCAGCATACTTGTCAACGTTCTCGGTATCCCTAGCAACAATACCGTATTTCTCCAGCCTGTCCGCCCTAACTTCTCCCTCGTTAAAGAACTTGGCAAACGGAAAGCTAACCTGCCTTGCTTCTCCATTGCTGTAGAACCGCACAACACTTCCACGCAGAACACTCAGTATCGGGTATCTGAAATACTTTATCGTGCCAAGCTCTGTGTAACGGTACACACATTCACACCATTCCTTTCCTTCCACACACTGCTTACTGGCGTAAATATCGAAAATCTTATGCATCTTCCTCTCATAATCATCGGTATCTGTAGCTCCTACTAATCTATGTGCAAGAACAGTATCGGGGCGTGAAAAAACAATTTCTAATGGCATACGGGGGAAACCCAATCTTTATCCCCCACCTATTCACCAGTCATCGTCATCGTCTTCCCAATCATCGTATTCGTCATCAGTATATTCATCGTCTTCCTCATCGCTTATCTCAGACTCTCTCTCCATAATCTTCATCCATACTACTTCTACAAGCTTGTCAATAAGCTTCTCAATAACAGCGTCCTCAGTATCTGCTATTATCGTATAGTCAAGACCGTTAATGTCGAATACAAGCCTATAGACCGTCTTAACTCCGCCCTCTACTTTCAGTTCATTGTCATTCTCCTTGTCTATATAGACATTGAAGCTGGGCATCTCTATCTTCTCAATCTTCTGCTTAATAGCGTCAATGTCAACGCTCTTTTTAACCTTTTCCAGTATTACACTACGGGTCGACCATTTTCCTACGTTCCAAGCCATTTTATCCACCGGTTAATTCAAAGCACAGAAAACAGCCTCAGTATAATCAGCACAACTATTCCAAGCGCAAACCCCATATCCCATTCCAGTACTTCGGGGTAAAACGTATCACGTATCTTCATATACTCTATTGCCTCATAGCTCATAAACTGTACAAACATAAACAAAGCTACTCCTATCCCGTAGAAATGCATTGCAAGTGCTGTCAAAAAACCATGCAGAAAATGCGCTGTCCTAAGCCACTTCTCATCTATATAGCGTGTGAAAAAACGCCTCTTACTCATACCTCATCATCATATCTCGTTAAGGCTGTTTACAAGGCTCTGTAGCTTAACTATCAGGTCGCTCTGCGACTCGTTCCTACGGTATCTGTCCTCCATCTCAACCAGTATGTCCTTTATCTGGCTTATAGCATCCTGTATCTTGCCTATCATTTCCTGACACTTAAAGCTTCCACCGTATGCGGCACCGTACAGTTCATACTCTATCGTAAACAACGGCTCCTTAAACACCAGTAACGAATACCTGTCATACACAGCATTCACATCCATGCCATTAGCGTATCGTTCAAGCTTCCTTATAGCACGCACAATCTCCTTTGCATGCTCCGGGTTACATTCACGTACAAGGTCTTCAAGCGCCATAATTTATCTCCCCGCAGACCTCATTCTAAAGTATCGGTCTAGAACATCTATATAGTTTTCCAGCCTGTCAATAGGCGACCAGTCAAATGCATCCCTAGTAGCTGTAATGTTCAGAACCATGCGCTTAAACTCTCCAGGCTTCAAACCATTGCCAATAACCACTTTCTCCGGCCATCCAGCCTTTTTCCTAGCAATCTCTACCACATCAGCCATCTTAAGCGGTTCACCACCAACATTATACGTACCTCCAACGTATTCGCCCGCATCCCATCTACGTATTATCTTCACAATCAGCCGTATCAGGTCATCCACACTTACAAAATCCCTTACAGCATCAGGGTCGTTAAGAACGAACACCTTGTTGCTAAACATCTTCCAGAACACATACTTATCGTCATACGGGCTATACACGTTTCCAAACCTCAGTATAACCGCATCGTCTCTATGGCTACGTATTATTTTCTCTGCAAACAGCTTGCTCAGACCATACGGGCTTAGCGGCGTAAACCTCCATGCATCGCTAAGAATCACCGGTCTCTTAAGAACATCGTACGCATTCCCATATACTGCACAGCTACTCGCAAATATAAACAGGGCATCCCTCGGCACTATCTTCACAAGCTTCGCAGTACCAATCATGTTCACGTCATAATACTCTATTTCACGGTACGTACTCTCTATCGGGCTTGTCAAAGCCGCAAAATGCAGTACAACATCCGGTCTATATGTTTTCATAGCGGACACAAGTACATCATAGTTCCGTATATCACCCACAATATCGGCAGTCTCCTTTATGTCAAGACCTATTATCCTCGCATCAATCATCTTCGGCAACAGTTCCTTTATTCTCTTCCCAAGAACACCCTCGCTACCGGTAAGAAGCACGGTCAGCGTCATTGCAGTTTCTCCTCCCATCCACTAAGCAGTTCATACAGTACTTCAGACGCATTCCTCCCATTATACTTGCAGTAGTCCAGTATATCCCGCACCACCGAGAACAGCTCCGGCAACGCACGTACCAGTATGTGCTGTTTTCCTCCAAGGCTGAATATCAGGTATCCGTACTTCACGGTGTTCCCGCTTTTCCTCATTATCTCGTTTATTATCCTGCTCAAATCCTCCACAGTATCTATCTTGTCCTTTTTCTTCTCAAGCTCCTCTGCAATATCCTTCGGTAACGACTTCTTCACATCCTCAAACAACTTGTCAAAGAACGTCTTAGCCCCGGTAAAACCTAGACGCTCCTTCAGGTCAAGCCTGTCATATCCTTTCTTCTTATAGTACTCCCACAGCTCAAATATCTTCTTTGCAAGCGCCGGCTTCTTCCAGTCACCACGTATGTTGTTAAGCCTTATCACCTCCGCCCAGTAACGGTACTCGTCCCAGCAACCATCCTTCTCAGGGTCCTCTCCTTCCTTACACATCCTGCCAAGCACTATAACTGTTACGGTATCAACTCCAAACACATTTACAAGTGCTTCATACCTGTGCTGGCCGTTCACTATACGGTATTTACCGTCAGGCGTCTCAACAACCTGTATCGGCTCCGCATACCCGTTTTCCTCTATGCTCTTGCACAGCGCATTAAATTCCTCGTCACTCATCTCTCTAATGTTCTCTTCAAGCGGTATAATCTGGGACACAGGAACTTCTTTTATTTCACGTTTTATGTCTTGCATGCAGACCACCCATACACGTTTAATTATCTACTTCAATATTAAAAACAGGCTCTTCTGAATCACATGTGTCACGGTATCCAAGCACGTTCTTAATGTACTGGTACAGCGCCCACATACTAGGCATTCCTAGGCGGGGGTCAGTCCATCTGTTGCTTACACGCATATACTTCTTCATCAGCATTATCAGCATCCTAAGCGAAATCTTATCGTATCCTCTGCTCCTAGCCTCTGAAATCACTGTGTCAAGCACCTCTTTTATCCCTCTGCCTATTATTAGCTGGTCAATATTGTCAAGCACGGTCTCAGTATATGCTTTCTTCACCACATTATACAGTATCTCATGCGTCTTCTCCGCATCAAACAATTCCCTTATCCTCTCCCTAGTCTTCCTACTAATCTCCACGCACTCATCATAGTTCTCATAACACCATATCAGTACTGCCAGTGCCTCCTTCTCGCTCCTAGGGTCATACATCAGCTTATAGTCACTGCCAAATATCAATCTGCTCCACGGCCTATTCGGTACAATCACAGGCACACCAGTATAGCCAGCCTCGGTATGACCAATCGTGAAGCCCTCGTACAAGCTACCACTCAGAAACACATGGCTACTAGCCAGTAGCTTAAGGTATTCTTCTCTGCTTACGTTATACAGTACTTTTATCTTGCTGTTTCTCCTCAGTGCTTTCGGTATTACATCGGTTTTCACGTCTGCCTCGTGCGGTGTAGTAACAATTATGTCGACATCGTATCCAAGCTCGTAAAACCTATTGTACACGTCCAGTACAAAGCCGGGTCTCTTCTGTGCAGAAATCCTTCCTCCCCAGAACAGCGTGAACTTCTCCCGTTTTTTCACACCATGTATTATCCTGTCTATCTCTCTGCACCGTACACCGGGGTACATTATTGCGTGCTTCATAAAGCGTCGTAGCATCGCCTTAGACAAGTACTGCTTGCTGGCATCATACGCTTCCTCGAACTCGAACTCATCCATAAACACGGTATAATGCGTTGCATAGCTCATCGCTCTAAGCATAAACTCCACTCCATCTACAAGGTTATGCGTGTTCTTCCTTCCAAATGCCCTGTCCTCAATTATCACTACCGGTATCCTAAGGTAGTCAAGACTCTCCTGCGCATACCTAAAATCACTAAGGTACTTCGTCATCATCAATGCAAATCCAGTCTTACTCGTTATAACTGCGTCAACAGGGTAAATACCGGTACGTGCACCGAACAGTTCAAGCGTATCAACATCCACAGCGTCAATCTCGGTATAGAACTGCTTAAGGCGTCTGTTCTCAAACACAACCGTAGTGTTCCCTACATCCTCATATATCTTCTCTCCGGTAACTCCTCTGGGCAACACAACGTAAAACCATACTTTTTCACCGTTTTTCTCAGCATATTTCTTAATGCTCTTCATATACTCTGCAAACACCAGCGCCACACTCTCTCCTTCAAGGTTCTTGCTCGCCACATGCGGTATTACAAGTATCCTCATGGCTTCCACCACACAATCTTGTCTATATCCCCTATATCACGCAGTCCATACTTATGTGCAAGAATACGCAGTCCAATCTCGGTAATAAGCGACCTAATCTCTTTCGGCCTCTTGCCCTTCTTCGTCATAGCAGAAACAATCGAAATCAGCCTTTCATGGTCAACCTTCCATCCACTCGGTATGCTGTCAACTGCGTCTTTAAACGCATCCCACAACAGTATCTTTTTCTCGCTGTAATCATCAACAAATCGTTTCCTCAGCTTCACTATCAAGTCAAATATCCTTCTAGCCTCTTCCCTACCGAAATTCTTCTGTACATGCCTAGCAACCTTGTGCGCCCACTCATCATACACCTTAAGAAACTCTGCCGGGTCACCAAGCTGTTTAACAACCTCTTCCAGCTCCTTCTCATCAACCACACGGTACGGGTACTTCGGCGGAACCCTATCAACAGTATCCGGTATCCTCCAGTATATTGGTAGCATACCACTAGCACTAGCCTCTAGACACGCAAGACCAGTACCGTAGTAAATGCTCAGACACACAGCAATATCAGCAGTACGCATCTCTTCAATCAACCTATGCCTAGGCAATGCAAACAGCATTTCAATGCTTTCATGCCCAAAAAACTTCTTTAGCTCTTTCTCATACGTACCAGCACTACTTATTATCATCTTAAACTTAGCATCTACACTACCATCATCAACCAGTTTCTTCAATATATCGGCAAATACGTGCAACCTTCTCTTCTTTTCAGGCGTGCCAGCATGGTAAAACACAACCTTCTTCTCTCTTCTAATCCGTTCCTTCCTACTCTCAATATAGCTCTCGGTCTTATCGTCAATCTCGTAGTACGGGTATATCGGGTGCACAATCTCTATCTTCTTCTTCAAATCGTTATAGACAGAATGCGACAGAAGTTTCTTAGCTTCCTCAAGCACAGCTATCTTGTCAGGCTCGTTAAATACAAACACCATATCAGACAACACCATGTTCATCAGTATTATGGTCTTTAACTGCCTAGTTCCAAGCATCTGCATGCTAATATAGTCTCTCCACGTCTCGTGCTGAAAATGAATAACCGGTACACGTACCTCACTATAATATGCACTCTTCCTTTCAAGCTGTGAAATAACAGGCAACCACGTATAGCCATACGTACCGCTCAGTATAACATCAATCGGCATAGAACGAATGTTCCTTACAAACCTGTGCTCATCCTCAGTCGGTATGTATGTCTCCCACTCCTTCATCTCCCTAGCTCTGGCAAGACGTATAAACCTTACATTATCTCCAATCATTTTCCTGTATTTTTCAAGTTCATCATCATCAATATCATACTCCACAAATGCTTTTCCCCATTCCTTCCACCATTCCCTCGGCACCTCCAAATACATAATCATCCTATCTTCATTCGCCTTATACAGCGCCCTATACCAGTTAAACATGCTTACCCCGGTAAGGTCTCTCGCTGAATAATAATACTGTGTCACAAGTACTCTCAGTTTTCCAAGGTCATCCATGCACACCGCCTCAGTAATACGGTACTGCGTCGACAAAATACTCTATCGGCCCGAACTTCCTATACTTAACAGCCAACTTAATCCATTTCAGCATAGCCTTCGCACCAGTATATAGCTCTCCAGTCCACTTATCTCCGGTACTGAACGGCACTATCCACATGCTAAGGTCGTGCACAAACCTAGGGTCTAGACCTGCCCTAAAACACGCATCAATTATTTCTTCTCTGCTCTGCGTATGCGACTTCTTAATACCACGCTCTGCCAGAAACTTCGTTATCGGCGACTCCCTGTTCGTAAACGTAAAAAACACGTGTCCACGTCTCTTCACAAGCAAACTAGCCGTGTCAAGCACAAGGTTCACCAGTACTCCTCCAAATGCATACAGAAAGTTTATCATCGCAACAGCATCATAGCTGTTATGGTAGTTAACGTACTCCAAATACCGCATCTCCAGAAAATCATTCTCAAACACACGGCCGTATATACCGCTCTGCTTCAGCACATAGGCTTTCTTATTATCTATCTCAACAGCGTCTATGCGTCCTCTAAACCCATATATGCGTAGCAGATGACCAAGCAAACCATCCCCCGCACCAACATCCAGTATTGACTTACCCTCATCCCTTCCAACAGTATCCACCATGTACTTGGCTATCTTCACCAGTTGCTCAAAATAATACGGGCATCTAGGGTCTCCGTGGCACCACTTCACGTTATACACCCCATCTATGCCTCTGCTCGTAAACCTCTACTGCTAGCTCAAAGTCCTCCATACTATATTTCTTCTTATACTGTCGTACAAGCCAGTTCAGCATCTTATCTATGCTCCTAAGCATCGGTACATGTTCAACATCGTCAACCCAGTCATTCCTAGCTACACGGTACGGGTCTGGCCTCTGGAATCTAAAGTCTTCGGTCACAGTATAGTTCGGCTCATGCCCGCATTCATAGTATGTGCGAATCACAAGGTCTTCAAGCCGTATTCCTTCTCCACTCCCAATATCATATACGTGCTTATCGGCCGTCTTCGTATTATCAGACTCCAGAAGCTCCACTACAACCTTTGCAAAGTCGCCGGCATACAGTAAATCCATCATCTTGTCCGGGCTTCCAAATATTCTGAACTTAGCACCTGTCATTGCATACGATATCAGTGTCGGCATAATCTTTCTAGCCGGTAACAGTTTCTGCCTAGGGCTAAATATGTGGTGCACGGTCGCCGCAACAATATTTACTCCGTACTTCTTAGCGTATTCCTGTGCCGTCCTAAGCGCCGCCATCTTCGTCACACTATAGCCGTCGGTAAAGCCATACCCTGCAAACTCTATGCTTATATGGAATACTTTCGCACCAATGTATCTGGCAAGCTCGAACACGTTCCTGCTACCAATAAAGTCGTATGCGGCGGCACTGTCAAGCCTAGGCGTTAGCTCCTCGCTTCCAAGCAATGCACCGCAGTCAACAATATACTTAAACCGGTATGTTGCAAGGTCGAATATCTGGTGCACATCATAGCTTGTACCATGCTTATACACTATCTTATCATCATGTATCAGGCCAGCCCATTCCCTAAGCGGCGGTGCAGGGTCAAGTACAAATACCCTGTATCCACGCCTAACGAACTCCTCAACTATATACGAAGCTATCTGTCCAGAACCTCCTGTTACAAGCACGTTCTCCACATCTACCACCTCGCATACGGTCTAAGAATATCCACTACTTTTTCAAGCACACGGTACTCATACAGTATGCCGGGGGACAAAAACACGTTCTGCTCTACAAACCTGTGCGCATTAACTGTTTTGCCGGGAAACACAAATACACGTAGAAGCACACGCACCTTCTCCCTATCAACAGTATCCGGTACATAGTGTGTCCAAGGCTCTATACCGTTCTCAATCAGCGCCTTCTCAGCCTCCTTCCTATCGTTAACGCGAACTGCAACCACATAGTAGTTGTAGTCATCAGTAGCGTTCTCCGGGTACACGGGCAACTCGTCCTTAATCACATCATATCCTGCACGTCCAGACTCTATTCTTTTCTCAGCATCATCCATTCCAGCCAGTATGAACGCCGCACTAAACTCGCTAAGACCAAAGTTGTTCCCAACATACACGGTTCTGCCGTCACCGTCAATACCGTACCTGCGTATCAGTAACAGCTTATCCCTAAGCATCATATTATCGGTAAGAACCATGCCCGCATTGTCTCCACTGCTTATCTTGGTCGTGTACATGCTTATAACTGCGGGGTCAATACCGTATCGGCCAAGCTCCACACCATAGCAGTGCGCAGTATCCCATATAATCTCCATGCCGGGGTTCTCCTCTTTCACCTCAAGCAGTGCCTTAACCCATTCACGGTCAACATATCCAAAATACGGTATCGCTATCACAACGCTCCTGCCATAGTACAGCACTGCCTTCCGTACCTTATCCGGGTCTATCAACGGCTTATCCTTCAACGTATCAACTACAACAACATTGTATCCAAGCTCGCTCGGTATCGTATAGTCGGCGGAAAAACTAACCGCAGGCACAACAACGTTCCTATATCCACGCACACGGTAATAATACAGTAACGCCTCAATACCTGCTCCTCCACTACTAACAGCTATTCCATGCCTATATCCATGTCTCTTCGCAAATGTCTTTTCAAGCTCTGCAACGTATTTTCCATTCCTAAACACAGTACCGCCAAGTATGTCCTTTACATACGCAAGAAATCTTTTCTTCCTATCAGCACTCATAACCGGTCTCCATGCAGGAACATACATGCTACCACCTAAGCACGGTACTTAGCAAGTATCTCCGGGTTACCCATGTCTATCCACTTATTAACTCTGCTCAACAGTACAAGCCTACTACTAACAATCGCCTGCACGTCTGGTTCAAACTCGGCACAGCACCGTACAGCGTTAACATATCGTTTACGCACAGCATACCATCCTACTCCAAGGTACAGGTCATACCTGTCAATATCCGGTAGCTCATCGGCACTTGCCAGCCTCGGTATAATGTCAACGGCCACGTTCCACCCACGTCTAGTCACAAGTATCGTCTTATTCACGTATCTCTCAACATCATACACTATTCTACAGTCACCGTCATCAGAGCATTCGTCAACAATATTCTTAGCGGCAAGCACTGCCCCTACACTAGTATCGCTCCAGAACAGAATCGTCCTAAGCAGAAACCGGTATGCATCATCAACTCCTATATGGTCGTCGCAGTTAACAATAACAACCATATCTTCATCGTCAACCATCTCGCCGTCCAGAAACGCACGTATCCTGTTCCAAGCACCACCTATGCCGTCAATAGCGTGCTGATACAGAACACCATGTATTCGTCCAACTTCACTACCATACTCTGCAATAGCATCAATAATATCGTCCGCCCGGTATCCCACCACTAGGTAAAAGCCATACTCAATCCCACCAATAATACGGGCAATGTCATCCATAGCTTTACTAATAACTCTCATCTGATGCATAAACATCGGCAACTCCTCATAATCAACCCTAACGGTCTCTGCACACTTCTGCTTACCACCAGTAACCGGTCTAACACGCTTCCCATATCCTGCACACAGAATGAATATCTTAAGCTCCATGCAGACCACCTCTAAGCAGTATCACGTATGCATTTCCTCCAGTACGGACAATACTTACACAGCCACCCGGCCTTCTTCCTCGGCAAAACACCTGTTTGCATCGAATTCCAAAGCTCAGCCGCCTTTTTCTCAAGCTCATCGGCATGCAACTCTATATCCGCCAGCGTTATCGGGAATACATGCACTCTGCTGTACAGGTTCGCAACATCAATATACAGTATCGCACCATAGTCAGCCTTTATCCCCTTCGTCTTGTACAGCATCGCCGCATAAAACATTACCTGCTTAACATGGTGCTCATGCGGTTTGCTCGGTGCAGACCTAGTGCTCTTCTTATCCACAATAACAATCTTATCGTCAACAGTGCAAAGCTCATCAATACTTCCCTTCACCGCCACCATCCCATTATCGGTATTGACAGAGTATTCAAGCGGTACTTCATGCCCGTCACAAACAGGTGTCTCATGCAGTTTCTTGCCAATCCACAGTACAAGCGCCCCGCTCTCATCAGACGGCGTCTCCCCATATTTCTTCTCAAAATACGCACGCCTCAAACAATCATACACCAAATCAGTAACATGCACCTCATTACTCCTATCCTCGGCTATCTCGTCAAGCACAGCCCGGTAAAACTTGGTCTTAATCTCCTGCGCTATTGTTTCTTCACCACTACCCATTCCTCTCCTCCCTCCTCCACAACTTCAACATACGGTTTAACATCATCCCAGCTAAGACCATACCTGTCAAGAACAACCGGGAACAACTCTTTCTTAAGCTTACCAAACACTCCAAGTGCAGACAATAGGTCGTCAATCCTGCTCTTCTTATCAGTATCCTCCGTATCCTCATGTACAGGTTCAGAACTAGAACTTGGCTCATCAGCTTCCTCTCCTTCAACACTATCATTCTGCACATCACGTATATTTACTTTTTTCTTCACCTCAACACTATCAGCAACAATCTCGTTATTGCCCCTGTAGTTCTTCACATATCCACGCACAACAACCTTGCATCCAACCTCTATCTCAGAGCCATTCTCCTCCTTCGGCACAATATACGACACATGCACAGTACCGGTATTATCTCCAAGCACAAAGCTCTTTACAACATACGTCCTCCTACCCCTATGCCTAGGGTTATTACAGTTCTTCCTACGGCAAACAGCACAGCCAACATACTCGTATTCACGGTAAACATCCGCAATTACCCCTTCAACCTCTACACGCTCCCTAGCACTTATATCACCAATATTTTTTCTAGCATATCTTCCCCCGCCACCCTTTCTACCATACTTCTTCTTCATAAACCTCTTGTACAGTATCCTGCCAAGCTCCAAATTACCTGCGTACTCCGGGTAATACTTCTGCATAAACCTTCTAATCTCCTCTTCACTAGGCTCTACTTCAGACACGAGACCACTCCTCCAAGGTATGCGCATTCTGTGTAGTTATAGCCATTAAGTATCGAAGCACAGACCGCATCAGCCTGTTCCAGTACCGGGTATAGTTCAGCTTACCACGTATAGCGTCAACATCCTTCTCGGTAAGAACCGGGTACACGTCGTTCCCAGCATACACGTACATCACAGTATCAATGTTCAGCCTATCAACACCAAGCCTCTGACACAGCTTCCGGTATGCACGTAAATGCTCTGCGTTCAACTGCTTATAGTTTTTCTCCGGGTCAATCCCCTTGCTAATAATCAACATACGGTCATACACGCCCATATACAGCATTTCTTTCTCCTGCTTCAAATACTCCCGTATCTCCTTCTCCGACTTACCCTCAAAAATCATCTGTATCACGTTCCACACCACCATCTTCGTAAACTCGTCCCAGTCACCACGACGTATCTCTATACCACGTATAATCCAGTTACCGTCTATCGTCCTGAAAATATAGCGCTTCTTCGGCGCCTCATTCTTCTTAGTAGCCGCCGCCGGAAACAGTATGTCTCCAACAGCCTCAAGCTTAAGCGAAAACGGCCTAATCAACACGTTCAACAGCCTCTCAGTAGCCCTCGCCCACTCCACAAGCTTCTCCCCGTCAACATACGGGTTCTGAATGAACAAACTATCCGTATCGCCATACACCACAAAGTACCCGTTCTTCTCCACAAACTCTTTCACTCCCCGTATCAGTTTCCTTCCGTTCGCCGTTACCATCTCTGCTTTCCTCTCGTCAAAGTACCGGAAATGCTTGTTGCCAAATACACCGTACAATGTGTTCATAGCTACTTTCAGCGCCTTCTGCTTAACATCGTATCTAACATCTCCTGTAAGCTTGTACTTGCGCTTAGCCTCCAGCCTCTCAGCATACAAACGGTCAATAATGTGCGGCAGAACCTCTCCGTTAAAACCGTCAATATCTATCTTCTTTATCCGTATAATGTTCGGGTACATCGCATCGAAGTCGTACTCAACAACATTTCTGTACAGCCCCGGTAGCGGCGGCTGAAGAACAATTGCTCCCTCGTATCCATGCTTCTTCTTATTCCTATCCACATTCTTAGCAACGTATCCAAGCTCCCTTATACGCCTCAGTATAATCACGTCGCTACGTACTATGGGCTTCATAGCATGCTCAACGGTAACGTTAAACCGGTTAGCAAACTCCACAAGCACGTTCACAAACCCGTATTTACGCTCAATATCAACAAGCATCTTCACATCGTTAACATTGTACTCCTCAAGCTCCTTCTCGCTCATCTGGTATATCCGCTTATCCTCGTACTTCTTCTTAATCTCATAGCCAGACAATCCCTCATGCTTCGCAACGTTCAACAACGTATAAATCCCAAGCCCTTTAACACTCGCCTTGTACTCGTCACGCAAATCAATAAACTGCAACGTATCATAGAACAGCGTATCAATACCGTTAATCTTCATCCTGTCAAGCAAGTACTCGGCGTCAAACCCTATATTCCAGCCTACAACCACACTGTACTTCTTACGCATCATATAATCGGTAAGGGCACGAAGCATCTCTGCCTCGCTATCCCCATAGTTGCCCACGTAGAAAAACATCGTATCGCTACCGTTATAGCTGGTCACAGACACAGCAACTATTCTGTCTCTGTCAGACCTAGGAAAACCGTTTTCATCCCACACCTCAATGTCTAAGAAGCACACATTACCTGCACTAAATGCAGACTCAAGCACATAGTCTTTCATAAGCACTACGTCGAACCGTACATCTGCTTCCCTCGTATTATTATAGCCAATCTTGTTCCTAAGCCTCGGTATAAGGCTGGGTCTCTCAGCACTAATCTTCCACACCTTCCTACCGGTAATCTTGTCCACTAAATCGGTCTTCTCGACCTCAGCATCAATATTCCTCGGCTCCACAACACTAAACATATACGGCCTCGGCGGTACAAACTCCCTGTACTCTCCGTCAATAAGACCGTACATCCTAAGCTTTCTTCCGGGCACATAAGCTAACTTACTGGACAGGCGCATCCTCCCACCTAGGCAACCATGCTTCCAGCCACGGGTAGAACGGGCACTCATGCATGTTCTGGTACGGGCAAAGCCCAAGCTCGTCTTTTATACGGGCACACTTGTATATCTTGTGCTTCCTGCTCTTAATGTATTCTAGCTGGTACCGGGTATAGTATGGCTTATAGTCTTTCGCCAGCCTAAATATCTTCTCTACTTCTTCTACCGGGTATATGCGTAGCAGAAACCATGCAAGAAACAATCTCTGGTAATGGTCAAGCTCTCCGGTAACAAGCAACTGGTTCAATGCATTCCTAACGCATCTCGGAAACCATCTGTACTCCCTGTACTTCTTGAAGAACGGCACTCTGTCCTTAACGTCTCCACTTACAGTCTTCGCAACGTCTAGCTGTTTCAGTACATCCGCTATCCAGTCGTTATCGGGCAAATCTATTGTTTCAAACACGTTACTGCTTCGTGCACGTCTAACTATCTCTTCAAGCTCCATATTCTTCCTTACCGGTACCATCATAAGACCGGTAGCTGTGTTGTACGTGAACGGCACACGGGCAAGTCTCCGTATGTCAAACACTTTCTTATCTACATACTCTTCTATTCCAAGCATCTGTACAAAGCCAAGCAGTGCATCTCCAACGTTGTTAATATGCACAGGTTCAAAATCAATATAGAAGTGGTATCCACGCCCCGTAAAGAACAGCATATACTCTATACCTACATCGTCAAGCCTGTCGGCAACCTTCCTCATATACCGGTATGACATCTCTAGCTGTGTGTTAATGCTTCCATCATGCCAGTCAACATCAAGCATTATCCTGTCAATAACCATCGAGTTAATGCTGGGCACATCGTACAGTCCAGCATATACGTCCTTATTCTCAGACCTATTAGCACGCAGAAACCGGTAGAACTGCACCTTGTTACGCACTACAAACCTGCTAAACCTGTCGTTCTCCCTAATGCCTACCTCTCGGTAAAACCTTCCCTTATAGAACTTCTCGTAGAAACCGTCAAGCTCCAAAAAACCACCTCTATTCAAACCTACTTTCCAAGCCTCTTAATCTCCGCATCAGTCAAATAATCTGTCGGGTCACCCTCCACGTCAACATAGCCTATATCGGTAATGCGGGCAACAGACACCTTGCTGAACTCCTCTGCGTTACTTCCGTGCCGTACAAGCCAGAACCTACGTATATCACGTATCTCTTTCTTTTCACGCCTGTCAATATATACTACGTTCTTGGCGAAATGCAGTATGCTTACTCCTCCACGAATACTTGCCATCGTCTCATACGGGTTAGCAGGGTTAAAGCTTGCATGCGCCGTAACAATAACAGCTACCCCGTACACGTCAATATAGCGTAGCAGTCTCCCCATAAGAAACGCCTCGGCATCACTCTTAGCCGGTAAGTTCTGCTGTGTAGCGGTAATCGCCGTGCGTATCGGCGCAGTAATACTGTCCACTATTACAACGTCAATCTTATACTTCTTAATCGCCTCGCCAAGCAAATCAACAGTATCACCAATAACATAGAACTCCGTCTTACCACCTTTCCTCTCATTACCCTTCGTGACAACAGTTACTTTCTTCCCCATAAAATCCCCCAGCACCTGTAGCGTCAGCTTCTTAACAACATATATGCCCTTATTCTTGCTGTTAAACCTGTTACGCAGTATCGGCAACCAGTACCTAGCGCTCTCCCTAAGACTGCCCTCAGTATCAATAATCAGTACTCTGTACCCCTCAGACTCTAAATACGCCGCCTCCTGTAATACAAGAAGGCTCTTGCCAACCTTCGGCTTACCGTAGAAAACCGTTATCGCATCGTTACTGTAAGGCGCACCGTCAAACAATTCGTTAAGGGCATTCAAACTACTCTTGTACAGCTTCACCTCTCTCTCTATAAAGTCGTCAATAGGCAGAATATCTCCAAGCAAGTTCTTGCCGGGCAATCCCTTCACCCACCTCAAATGACTACAGTTTTTACGGGTTCTAAACCCTTTACAGCTACAGTATTCATCTGTCCTGCCCCCGTAATACCAAAGCACATCAGCAGTATGCGTGCCAGTGCTCCCGGTAACAAGTGCGTATAAGTGCATATACGTCCTAGTCTGTACACGGGCATACTCATGCACCTTCAACTCTATTACACCAGAATCCGGTATAGTCAAAGCACATACGCATGCACACCCTCTGCACACTCATACTCATTCGTGCCGGGAACAAAATAACAGTCCCTCCTGCTAAGCTCTGTCCAGTCAAACGTTACCTTAAACGGCTTGCCATTCCTAACAAGCACTATAACACCTATACGGCCAGACGTATTCACTTCCTCCACAAGCTTAAACACAGCATACCGTATGACCTCTGCACGGCTAATTCTCTCTATCTGCGCTATACGGGTAACCTCCTCCAGCAACCGTACAGGCATGTGCAACGACGTCCTACGCATCTCGTCTTTCTCGCTCTTCATCAAAAATCTACGGTACTCAAAACCAGAATCAACAATCATGCTACAGCGCCTCAACATCGGTGCTTATCTCTTCGTCAGAACCAGTATCTCGCCCGGCTCTTTTACTGTTTTTCTCCTCATTCATAAAGCCGGTAAGCAACGAACTAATAAGCGCCAGTACCTCGTTACCACTAAGCCGTATAACAACAGTGCTCATCCTAAAATCCGTTATCTTGAAGTAGAAATACGGCTTTCCGTCCCTATATGCTACGTCAACCTCTAATTTACTCATTCCCTTCTTCCTTCCTATCCTACGTACATGGACAACCCTGTAAATGTTCCTACCACTCTTAAGCCTCATTCCTACCACCTCTTGCACAAACCATGTCTATCTTATATCTAAGCTCGTCAGCAATGCTCGTAATAGCTATCTCGTCCTCTCCAATCCTCGAAATATTCTCCAGTATATCTCTAACAGCCTTCAGAAAATCGGTATCTGGCACTACCTTCGTACACTTACCCTCTATGCATATCTCCATGCTGTACTTGTCATCGTGAAAACACAGCCCCACTCCTTCATATCCCCTATCCGCACCTATAACGTCCCCCGGCCCGGCAAACCCTGCTGGAAACCATACACACACAACGTCGTTATTAACACTCCTGTATAGCAAGTACTGTTTATCATGCAGAACTATTCCTGCCTCAACAAACATTACTGCTCACCTCCCATTCTAACCAAGTACTCCAGTATCGTCTTGGCAAACTCCTTTTCCTTCTCATCAATCTCTTCTTCACTTCCATCCTCTTTCTCAGTATTCCGGTCAATGACAGCTACAACATAGCTTACAGGCTCTAGCTTCGCCCTAACATGCACATACACCACAGTATCTCCTTTGACCTTGCCAATAATCATCGGCGCACCGGCCTTCTCCAGTATTTTCTTCGCAACTACAAACGGCACATACATATAGTACGTGACATAAATCCCTCGCTCAGTAACCCTTACATTCGGCCTAAGAACCAGTAATGCATCTATTTCATTACTGTCGTTTCCATCCATACTGTTGCACCGATATATGCAAAGCACAGAAAAAACTACATTACACGGGTTCTCGGCACCTTAATACTCCTAGCCATGCTCTCCAAATACTCCAGTCTCTCATCAATATATCCAAGCATATCTGTAATCCTCGGCGAATCACTGGTCTCCAGTATTGCGGCAAACCTGCGCTCAAACATCAGTACATACTTAATCGCATACAGCATCGTCAGCTCCTTAATATACCACGGCAAATCATCTCTTCCATACAGGTACGCAACAGTCACTTCCTTACCTCCTTGGTAGTACCAGAACACGTTTATGTACACTACTCCGTTCCAGTAGTCAACCCAGTAGTCACCAATATTCCGTGCCTCGGTCTTCTCCCCTATCCATTCCTCGTACTCGCTACCGTTGAACAGTTTAAGGCTTACAAGCTTCCTGACAAACCTGTGCCCCAAATAAACCGGTATGCCTGCACCCCACCAGACTCCGCCCTTATACTTTGTCAGGTCATGCACTTCATAGTCAAAGCACTGCTTATCGGCCAGACTAGCGGGGTCAACAGTAAGCACACCGTTATCGTCAACAAATCCGTTATCCTGCAAATACTTCAGCGTATCCTTCCACTTCCCGTTCCAGCACGTATCGGTAAGACGGTCAACATATCCCTCGGCCATGCTAATATACTTGCTAAGCACAGCATCCGGTAAAGCGGTTGAATCAATATTCAGAAACATGCGTATCTCGTCTGGCTCTACATACATTCTCTCATCACTCCCATACATCTATACATATCTTATTGCTTGTCTCCCGATATGAATCTGTCTCAAGCACAACGTATCCATAGTATCTTCCAGCGTCAACATCGAAGAAACCGCTCGGTATGTTAAACATCACGTCATTATCAGCTATCTTTGTACCGGTAATGCTGTTCACCTGCTTGCCGGTAAAATCTGTAAGCACAAAGCTTATCGTAGCGCCATCCGGTATCTCCACCGCACTACCGTCTTCACGCACCAGCGTAAACGTAAGCGAAAACCCGTAATCCCCCTTATGCACACTTATACACGCAAGCACCATGCACCACCACTACTACTTATCTTTTTCATCCTCAAAAAACACATCCTTTCTCGTTCTCAGAGCACGTACCACAAGCTTCCTAATACCGTAGAACGCAGTCCTAACACCGGTATAGACAAGCACGACAGACCTAGCACCATACACTGCCAGCCTCTTAATAGTCTTCCATACCTTAACAGCTACGCCGTACACTACAGCGTCAATAAATGTCTTGCCAAACACAGACACAGCACTAACAGCGTATTTCACAGAATCAACAAACACCATCATCTTACCACGTATAAACTTCACAGCACCGGTAACAACTACGTTCTCCACAAACAACCTGTATATCCACTTGTTCGTGACAATAGCATCAGCAAACCCTGTAAAAGCACAGTGCACAGACCCTACACTATTCATTATCTTTCCAACCACAACCTCTACAGTGTCAATTATTTTGCGGACAGCAGTCTTAACTATCCTACCAGTAGCTACAATATCTTCCAGCAGTACAGACGTAACAGCATCAACAGTCCTAGCAACCACTCTTACCGCAATATCAAACACTGCCAATGCATCGAGAAACTCTCTCCCAGCAGTCTTAACAATATCCTTTATCGTTTCTGCCACGTACACCGCTATCATCCCCGCACCATACACTATGTCTTCAAACAACACGGTATGCCTAGTACCAGTAATCACGTAGTAAACAAGCTTCTCGAACACACCCTTAACAATGCCGTACAGGGCAGACGTACCTACAACTATCTTTTCAACAAGCACTTCCACATACAGTCTAAACGCAGAGAAATACTCTGTCAAACCACCACTATCAACCAATACAGTGGCAACAGCATTCCCAATTCTTCCAGTAACGCCCAGTATCCGTGAACATACAGCGGCAACACCGTTCTTTACCGCTTCAGATAACCCTATGCTTTCCCTACCGGTAACAACTAGAAACACCAACTTACTACCAGCAACTCCAAACACTTCCCCTATTTTCTTAACAGTACCGGCTATATGCAGACCAGCAGTCCTAACAGTATCAAGAACACTCTTCACAGCACCAGCAATAACTGTTCCCGTAACACCTGCTTTTCCGGTAAAAGCAGTAGCGTATTTCTTCGCAACAACACCAGCGTAACCAGCCGCCGAAGCAATTCCCTTAACAATACCGTGCACCGTAGCACCAATATATGCTAACACAGACTCTATCTTCTTACCAACACCGTACCTTGCACCAGAATCAGATACAACCACTCTGTCTTTTCCAGTACTCGCCACTGCATTTGCAATAGCTCCTACAATGCCGGCTACAGACCTAGCAACACTCGTTACAGCACCATACACTGTACTGGCAAAAACAGCTACAGTCTTAAGCACGCTCGCAACAGTAGAAACAATACCACCAGCAACAGCCACAGCACTAGCAACCGGTATCTGGGGCAGTACTGGTGCTGACTCAGAACCATACAGTGTCTCCGACCATGCCTCCTCGTACTTCGTGCCAACAGTATATACTGGCTCGTATCCGGGGTAAACAGCTACAAAGCTCAATGCTCATCACGTAGTAGTCTTCAGTACCTGCAGTATAAACGCATACGGTATCGTCCTAACAGTACCTGCTGTCTGGTTAATCGTTACCTTGTACAGCATGTTCTTATACAGCATCTTGCTGTGAAACCTCAGTATCGGCTGTGCCTGTGCACCGTTAAACGTCGCCTGCAGAAACACACGGTAGTTCTGCCCGTCAACACTAATGTACTCGGTAACAACAATCGTGTCCCCGTCCTGCATAGCAGACAAATCAATATATCCCTCAACAATATAGTCATCGGTCTGTGCAGAAATACTAACAACATCCGTCTCGGTATTAAGCGCCGACGGCGTAACACTGCCTGTATAATCGGTCTTACTGGCTATTTGCACGCCCATATAAAACACCCCTAGTAAAAACCTATTCGTATCTTACCTATATATTCCCAGCTACCAAAACTAACACCGGGCGGACTGCTAACATACTTCATAACACGGGGCACATCAACATTATACGGTCTTCCACCGCGCACAACAAACGTGTCAAACGTAGTATAAGCAGTATCGGTACTGCTCGTACTAACAATCTTGTTGTAGTTTTCATCGTACAGCGTCGCTATAACACTACTGCTGGTAAGAACAAGCTCCGCCACATACCATATATCGGTAGCGTTGTTACCGCTCGGCAACGAAGTGCTTCCCTGCACAGTAGCGCTTCCACTTGTCCTCTTATCTATAGACAACTGTGCAGTACCGCCAGTACTGTGTCCCAAGTTAAAGCTGTACCCGTTCCAGTTACTGCTTGCCTCCAGCCCTACACGGTCTGCATAACAATCGGTACCACTGCCGTTACCACGCCTAGCCCTGTACATCAATGCATAGCTACCACTCGTCCTATCAATCGTTATGCCAAGCGCCTTATAGCCTCCGTTCGGGTCACAGTTCGTTATCTTCTCCAAGCTACCGGTACCGTAGAAATACGTGCTCGTATCATGGCTTACAGCACCAGTACCGTAGTTGCTCCATCCACTCCAGCTATTCAGGTCGTCAAAGAACAGAAATACTCCGCTTCCACTGTGGTACGCCTTGTACGAGTTCGTCTCTCCCCAGCACATATTAATAACGGTCTGCGAACTAGCCGGTATGCTCGGCACTTTCACCCATATATACGCTATCTTGTTCGCCGTATCAATCTTCTCTATCCAGAAATATATAGGCTCCCAGTCCTCTGTTTCAAACCATATATTGCTACCATCACTGTTTATCATGTCCCATCCTGTAAAACTGCTGTCAAGCTTTATCAGTACCTGCTGGTCGGTAAGCGTGCTTCCGCTGTTCTCCGTAAGCGTTATCGGTAAAGCATACTTGTTTACCTTACTAAGCACCGTCGAAATATTCGGCATATAGCACCACCTACATAAAATCAATATCTCTCTTCATACTAAATACCCCGCCAATACTATACGTAGGCGGGTTCGGCCCCCAGTTCATAACACGTATATCGTCAATCCTAACGGTATGGCTAGCTGTATCGTTCTGCACCTGCAAAAGCAGTATCGTCAAACTACTAACAGTGTCAAGGCTCGGCGTACACGAGAAACTACTGCTGTCAATATCAACAAACTTCGTGCCGGTATCATCAATCAAGTCGGAATAAGCATACCATGACCAGCTACTATTTGTCATCTTAGCATCATGCACAAGCCATCCTGTAACATTTACTGTTAGCTGTCCAGTACTATATGCTGTCGTGCCGTCTCCACACTCAATGTCTCCGTTCCACAAATCAGTATGGTACGTGCTTACAAGAAACCTCTGCCCGTTCTTCTTCGTAATATTGTATCCCTGCCCAACAGTTGTCAAACCATCTATTTCTCCAAACACAAACACATGCAAATACGTGTTAACACCATCATTGTCAAACGCCTTAGAAACCACACGTATTCCCTGTATAGAATTGCTCAGCGACACAGTAGTCCATATACCCCAGTGCCTCCATCCACTCGGGTTAAGCCCAGCACCAGTCATCGTCAAATTCAATACTGACGCCGAAATACTGTACGAATACGTAAAGTCGGTCGCATCATAGTATTTCTTCCACAACCCACTGTTCACGGTATCGGTATCGAATCCATCGTAGAACAGGAACGCCTTGGTCGGGTCGTTATAGTTACTGTACGGGTTTTCAGCGCCATACATCATGTATATTGTCTTCGTCTCCCCGTCAGCTATCTTCGGTATCTTGACCCATGCTATGCCTATTTTGCTCGACGCATCAAATTCTTCTAGGTAGAAATACAGGGGGTCTCCACCATCATCTACAAAGTATATGTCGCTCCCATCTGTACTGGCTAGGTAGTTCCATCCGCCCCACGTACTGTCAAGCTTTATCTCAACTGTAAAATCATAGTAGTCTCCTGCACCAGAAGCATTCGTTATCTGTATCGGGGAAAAATATCCAGTATTGCTACTGCTTACTTCTGCTAGCTCCGGCATCCCTGTATCAACCTTATGACGTCGAGACCTGTATCTTCCACGTTATCTGTATGCTGTCTCCGTTATCCCAGTTCAGGTTTATCACCGGGAACGTCCTGCGGGCAAGCATGTTTCCACCGGTACTGGCGTCGAATACTCCTGCTTCACATAGGCTAGCGCTTCCTGTAAGACCGTCTGCACTGCTGAACGTAGCAACCAACTGTGCAGTATCATCAGTAACACTTGTCGTTACCTGGCTAGCGGTCGCCTCCTTACGTTTAAGCTCATGCCCAAGCGCCGTATCAGTAGCGGCGGCATCGGTACAGCTACCGGCAGAAGTGCTACTACCGTCTCCTATGGCAATGTACTTGAACGGCGTGGTCACAAGCCCGTTTATCAGTCCAGAAAGCTGTTTCAGACCAACATTCGTTATCACGTTCGGCACTTCAATCGTATCGGTAAGGCGTCCGTTCCTATATACTCTAAGCACTACGTAGCCTTTAACCTTAAACTTCATTTCTTCCACCATCTTAGTAAGTATCTCTTCAAGCGGTAAAAAACATTGCCAGAAACACGCATCCGCCTACCATTCTTAACAACAACTATCTCCACACGCTCTCCAAACACTCCCTTTTCACGCATAGAAAACCACCAGAAACAACAACTATAATATCAATACACAAGCACCACATATAAAAATTATCTTCCATACTAATAATTAAGTTCTTTCAATAAGCGAGCAAGCTTCTTTCTTCTTTTCAATATAGCATAATCTTGTCTCCCCTTCTTAGTAATAGACTGATACTCAAGTGCAATCTTAGCTCTCTCCTTCTTAACATGCAAATACGGTAAAACATCATCCAACAACCTCTTAGCACCAAACGATACCAATTCAAAAACGTATGCCCTCCTGCTCCAGTATATTGACCCTCCATATATGCTTTTCAACCACTCAAGTAATTTAAGACATCTATTTCCAATTTCCACTCGCAAATACATACTTCCTCTGTTCCGTTCAGATACACCTACATATCCTTCCGCATCAAACAAACCAGCAATATATTGTCTAGCTTCTTCATCAGTATCGAACTCAGCAAAATCAAAAACATCATACATTTTCTTTAACACAGATATCTCTTTTCTAACCCATTCACGCCATTTCATTTCATCATCAGAAATATAATTATTTCCCTTAATCATCCTTTCTTGAAACATCATAGCTAGGTCTGCCTGTCTCCTCTTAATCTGTAAATACCTATACACGTTCAGCAAAAAATTATACGCCACATTACTATATGCAACCCACTTCCACGCACCAACTTTCCTCTTCGGATAAACCTTGCCACCATAAACACCAGCAATAAAGTCAAGAACATCCCTATCAACAGAAACAATCTCAACCACCAAAAATACGTATAACCACTCCTGCACTGCTTACACTTATGACGTGCTATCCAAACAGAACCATCACCATCAAAATATCCAGCAACATACGCATTCCATCTATTATCATGTGACATTTGTTCCCTATATAAAGTATGCAAAAAGCAAATAATAAGGCTTATTCTAAAAAACACTCTACTTACTCTATATCATTAAGCAGAGAGATCGCGGAGTTTGCCCTGGTATGCTAGTCCTCTTGCTATTGTTTCTCCTACGAATCTATATACTCCTTTTATCACGAACTTGTTTAGCAGTACGAAGTCACGGCTCTCGAAGTACTCTATCGGTCTTACTACTCCTATTCCTAGTCTCGGTAGTCCGTTGCCCTCGTAGTCGCTGGTGTCTAGCAGGTATATTCTGCTTATGCTTCCGTCTCCGTCGTTCGGCGTGTTCACAGCCTGTATAACCGGTATGTCGTATAGGCTGGCTACCTTTACACCGGCATTAATGCCCTTGGCGGTCTTAACGCCTTCTAGTCCAAACTGCACCTGCTTCTCGCTCATCGGTATGTATCTTACGTATGTCATGTACAGTCCAAGCATTGTAGCATACGTGTCGTAACCGGTAATGAACATTGTCGGGTGTGCTCCCTTTGTCGTAGTAGCCTGTATCAGTTCACGTATAAGGTCGTCTGTAAGCGCACGTAGCTGTCCGTTATTATGCAGTACTACGCTGTCAGCCCAGCTCTCAGCACTGTGCCTGTCAATACCATATACATCTACAGCCGCACCCACAGGGTCTGGCGTTGAAAGCGAACTTCCAATCTGGCTCTCGCTGTAGCTAGACACTATCCTGTCAAGGCTCTCAAGCTTATATCCTGCGCTTGCCTCTGAAGTGCTTCCACTGTTTCCTATTGCCTTGTGCAGTAACTGCATGTTCAGTAGCTTTGCAAACTCTGTGCCGTAATATGTTCTTAGCTGGTCAACACTGCCGTAAATATCGTCCTGGCTCATGTTTGCAAGTGCTTCTATTACTTCGCTTACCTCGAATGTCAGCGCCTCTACTTTTGGCGGTGTCTTAACGGTCTCAACATTAGGTCTTACACTGTCCGGTAAAGCACCTGTCTGTGCAATGGCAATGTTGTCCGGCGTAGTGCTTAGGCTGGTAATTACACGCCATCCGCTTCTCGGCCATGTAGTCTTCGGCAGTGCGGCAAACGCATTAGCCTCCATGTTTATCTGGTACCAGACCTGCGCTCCATATACGTAGTTCATAAACTGCGGTGAAAGGTCAGTTGTAACCGCTCCTGCCGCCTTTGTAATGTAGGCTACGTCTCCCAGTGCTAGGAACGGGTGTCCCGGTGCTCCTGCGTAGAATAACTCTATGTCTTTTGCTGTAAGTATTCTTGGCATTCTTCCTATTCACCTCACCATCTAAATAATATCTTTCTTCTGCTTTAAAATATCTATTGGCTTCAGCTCTCCACGAAGTATCTTCTGTATAATCTCTAGTCTCTCGTCCCCGCCGGTATTAACATCGGTATTGGCAACGAACGGTCTAGGCGCAACTACTCCTTTAGCTACCTTTGTAACAGCAGGTGCAGGCTCAATGCTCTTTGCAAGCTCTAGCTTGTCAAGACCTACTACCAGCTCGGTACCGTCTTCAAGCCTAATAACAGCGGTGTTCTTGTCAAGGTCAACGCTTACAACAGTCCCGGTCTTACCCTTAGCGTCCGGCCTGTTAAACGGTGCTTCGACAATCGTTACCGTATCGCCGGGCTTAATCGGTGTCCCTCCATAGGTCGGGTTATCGTTTGCAGTGCTGTCAGTAGTTACTGCCTGCTTGGTAATCTTCTTTTCAATTTCGTTTACCTTCTCGGCTATCTTCTCCACAATATCGGTAAGCTCTAGAACCGCTTTTTCAAGCTTGTCTATCCTGCCCTTAGCAATTCCGGGCTGTCTCCCGCTTGTTTCCTCAATGCTCTTCTCTGCGTCCTGTACAGAAGTCTCCCTACGCCCAAGCGTCTCTATAAGCTGTGTAAGAAGCGCCTTTATCTCCGCTAGTTCTTCCTTCACACCCTTTCCTCCTTCCTCGTCATTCTCTTTCTTCTTCTCATCAGTAGTCGGGTCTGTAACTGTAATTGTGACTTCTTCTTCCTTGACTGGCTTCTTCTCGGTCTTAGGTTCTTCGTCAGCCATACTTTCTGCACCCGTCTTAACGTATCTCGTTATAGGTATATAAAACTTCCATACCGGCGTTACAAACACAGAGTCAACCACGTTCTCTATCCTGCGTGCTATAGCGCTCGGTATGTTGTACAGGTCTATCTTGAACGTGCGTAGCAGTCTCTTCTTCTTATCCATAAATTCTTTAAGCATGTCGTCAACACTCTTGTTCTTGTCTCCACGCTCATATCTCCAGTACAGCCATCCACATATTCTGCGTGCACTGTCCTTATCGTATCCACGCTTACGCATCGTATCAACACATTCGTCAAAGTTCTTAAACCCTGCAAACGGCTTCATAATCGGTACAAGCGCCTTAACCATACCCTCCTTGCTCTCAAGCAAGTCATACGCAACATCAATAGCTTCCTCCTCGGTATAAAGCGGCTCTGTCTCCACAATTATGTCTCCATTGTCCGGGTTGCGTATCCTAGCAATAAACAGGTTCTCCCCATCCTCTCCCTCTACGGTCTCTATCTCAACAATGTACTTCTTACCGCTAATAATGTCCTCGTACCAGTCAATATCCTTGCTAAGGCTCTTACCGTACTTCTCATGGTATATCTTCGCACATATTTTCTTAGCACTCTCCAAGCTCTTACCGTTACAGGTCATCATGTACCGTACACATCCACAGAACCTGCTCTTATGGTTCGGGTTATCGGGGCACGTCATCTCTTTAAAGTGGCACTCGTCACCACTGCATACTAAATACCTGTCCTTACACGCCTTCTCAATATCAGTAGCTTCCTTCACAATACCCTTTACAGTCCAGTCTATATCAACGCCGAAATCACGTCTAAACAGCTCGTCAGCATATCTCTTCGCAATATCAAAGAAATCCTTCTTCACCAGTATGTCAGCCATTATCTTATTGCCAGAAGCGGTAACAAACACTTCTCTACCGCCATAGTCTCCAGCCCTAGAAACAGCCACCAGTATGTCCCTGACCTTATCCTCAAGCTCTCCTACATTATCTCCTTCAATGACAAACACTATCCTAACAATATCATCGTCAACAACACTATAGTCAGAGGTTATCCTGTTCACACTCTTTTTTACAGCATCATTGCTTTTAGCATACCAGTTTATCTGCTCAATCTTAGCCAGCGGGTTAGCAGGCTCCTCTACCAAGCTTATCTCGTTAAGCTCAATATCGGTTACAAGGTCAACTTCCTGTTCCTTTCCATCTGCATCCTTTATCTTAACTTTCTTCTCCTTACCCACACCGCCTATGCTGAACCCCTTTATCTTGCCCTGCTTAATGGCGTTCCATACAATATTGTCTGTCTCATACTCGTTGAAAATCTTCGCCTCTATCCAAACACCGTACTTACCTGTCTCCGGGTGCTTCTTAACCTCCCATCTAAGCACCTTGCCTACCGGTACATTGCTGTGATGATACAGTATGTGCCCTCCTCTGTCCATGTACTTGTACATTGCTCTTTCAAGCACTTTGACCGGTATAATGTCTTTCTGTAAATCAACTATTTCTACGCTTGCCCATCCAGCAACTATTCGTTCGTCAGGGTCTGTTATCTTAAACTGTTCTGGGCGGCTCAACGCATCACTCCTCAATATTCTTTATCCACTAAAAACATTATAACCCATCTCTTCTAATAACTTCTTCCTCTTCTCAAACTCCTCTATACCGTATCTACCGTCATACAGGAACTGTGCATGCACCTTGTCAACAAACGCAACAGCGTTACGGTACGCCTCCTCAATACTGTCTCCAAGCCCTACAGCACCAGCAACAGTCGGCGCCGGTATATGCCAGAACACGTCGTCCTTATATATCATCATCTTCGGCGTAATCCCCTGCTTAACAGTATCCATACCGCCATCTATATGCACCGGTATCCACATCTTCGTGTTCTCAGTACCAATAACAATCTCCACTCCAAACTCTTTCCTCGGCACAATCCTAACGTCTTCTCCTCTGGCAATCTGGTACAATACCTCGCTGTAATTCTCTATGCTCTTACACAGTATCCCGCCAGCGGGAAACGGCTGTCTAGCAGTAACGTCTAACAGGTAGAACCTTCCGCTCTCCGTCAAGAACCCCTCAATACTTATCTGTCCTCTATAGCCGGTATCTGCAAGCCAGCCCTCTATCTTATCAATGAATTCCTCGTCAAGCACACTGCTGTTAACCCACCTAGCAACCGTTATTGTATCCTTCACTTCGGGGCTAAACAGGTACGGCCTAACAAACTCTCTTCCATTAAAGAAGAAATCAGCACCTATCTCAACCGCTTTTTCTCCATTGCCAACCTTATCCTCTACTATAAACTCTATATCGTCTGCAAGGGGGCCTAGCCTCGTGCCAGAAATCAATGCATCAACTTCTTTCTCGCTAGACACTTTAAGCGTCTCCATGTTTCCACGCCAAGTACTAATCTTCACATACTTCTCCCCGTTATCACCGTATCGAAACACCGCCTTAATACCGTCAACTCCTTTTGCAATAGCTGTTCTCGGCCTGCCTATTCCAAGCTCAACCGCCGTCCTATGCATAAACTCCCTGTTAAGCTCCAGTAACTGTCCCGCATAACTAGCTCCATACACAGTATAGCCTTTGCTCCTCAAATAATCAGCTACTCCACCAAAACCAACGTCTGGAAACACTATAAGGTCTGCCTCGTCAACCTCCACCATATAGTCCTTTATCTTCACAATGTCTTTAAACCCGTATCCGGGCGCCCAGCTCTCTATGTCGGGGAAATCCTTGCGCCACTCTACATGGTAGAATACTGCGTCTCCACGCCATGCTATCTCAAGCGGTATCTCCATAAAATAGCCGGTATCAACAACTAAGACTCTCATTCACAGCCACCGGTAACTGTTTTGGCGTCGGTATATCTGTGCATCCACGACATACGCATCGGACATAGCTTCTTATCGCTACTGCGGTTCAAATAGTACATTTCAACCTTACCGGGCTTCAGCACGCTCAGTATGTATGCAAACGCCCTGTACGGGTCACTCTTCTCTCCACACGTATATACATCAACAGTTGCAAACCTGTAAGAAGCCCATATATGCACAGCAATATGGCTCTCAACAACAATAACTATCACGCTCGGCCCATAGAACTCGTCCCCAGGCTTCCCCTCTAGAAACTTGGCGGTACTAACAACATGCATACCGGCACTCTTAGCCGCTTCCACAACAATGCTTTCAAGCTCGTCAAGACTCGGTATCCATGCAATGTCATGCATATCTGCTATTATGTGCTTACCAATCACTGGCATCTAAACCACCTGTAAACAAGTATGGCTTAAATCAAATATTTCTTTTCCTCATCCACATTAATATGCCTCCTCATAAAATCAACCAGAAAACCCGCACTATCACCATCTAATCCTATACCTCCCACTAGAAGAGCATACACAATGTCCCATGCAGACGTGCAGTCATCCCCTATATGCAGTATTATACGGTCAGCCGCACTTCCAACATAGGTCTTACCGTCACCTATAAGCACACATATCTTCCTGCCGTTACCACTCCTTATGCATTCAGCATCGTATATCCGTCCGTTATTACCGGTAGGCATAAGGGCATCGCCAAAAAAGTTATTTTTTACCTTTCCCGTCTCCATCATCAAACTCTTTCTTAAAGTCTAGGTATAGGGACATAGCGTCAAGTATCAGTTTCCTAAGCTCAGCATACAGTACTAGGTACTGACCATACAGCTCCTCTATCTGCTTGGCAATCTTCTCCATCTCTGCAATAATCTCCTTAGCCTTTTTTGCACGTTCATCGTCCGGCTTGGCATGCTCCATCAGTATCGCTATGAACTTATATACTTTAAGCATTGCATGAAAGACATCCTCTGCTTTCTCCATCCAGTATCACCACTCCTGTTTGCTAGTATATACAAAGCACAAAAATATACTGTTCGCACATCATCAACAACTAGAAAAGTACACGGAAAAACACAGTCAACTTATAATAATCTAGCCGTTACCAAACTACTTGCCAGAATCCATAAGGTCTATAAGCATATCATACACTGTGTCCTTTAATTCCTCTAACTGCGTAATAGCATCATTATAGCTTTCTCTTAACTGCCTTATACTGGCAAACGATACTATCTGGTACACCGGGCCACCAGTAACAAGCTCCTCTACTCTACGGTATGCACGTCTAACTTCATCCATAATAGCGTCGAGCCTGTCATATATAGCTTTAAGCTCGTTAACAGCGGTCGCAACATCTATTTCCTGCTTCTTAAGCTCCTTCTTTATCCTCTCAATGCGAGCAATAAAATCATCCATATCCATCATCATCACTTCTGACCTAATTCTCTCAACTTAAGTCTAGCTCTAGCCAATCTTACCATTGCATCATCAATATACTGAGCAACATCTTCTAAGCCTTCATTCCTAACTGCAGTTGCAATCCTAGAAAGCCTATCCATAATATCAGAAAGTTCATCTCTTATTCCCAGTATGCCAGCACCCTGTTTTTCTACCAACTCCTTTCTTATTTTTTCCAGCCTTTTCTTCAATTCAATCAGTCTTCTAACACCTCTGCAATTATCATTTGCCGCATCTAAATATCATATCGTCTTAGATTCTGAGCAAACGCTCTCCGTATTATTCTTGTCATCTCATCGGTATCAACTCTAACATACACATCTACAGTCCCATCAGCATTTATTCCAGAAACCGTCAGCTCCACTGTTCTGGAAAGACTTCTTGAAGCATCATTATTAACATCCAGTACTAGTTCTCCTATGTCAACATTATTGTCAATCAGCGCTTTTACTTCACTAGCGCTTAAAGCAGGCACTCTAACCGTACCAATATATTCCAGTGCTTTTCTCATTACCTTCTTTTTTACCTCAAGAATCTTCTTCCTAAGCTCATCCATATCTTTCCACCATGTTCCAGTATTATCAAAGCACAATAAAAACTAAGCTACGGCCTATCCTCCCCTTCTAGTTCTTCCTGTGGTGCAGTCGGCTCCCCGGTAAAGCGCTGGTCGTATTTCCTCGGCTTAGCATTAACATCCCTGTTCTCCCCTTCCAACCCACCTGTCTCAAACCGCTCATAGTATCTCTCAGCACTACGTCTATTCTTATCAGTATCGGTGGAAAGAACATTCGCTACAACGTTTTCCTCCTGTTTCTTAGCAGGCTCCCATGTAATATCTATTTCTCCAAGCTCATTGCTAATAACCTTCGGTACATATCCAAGCTCCTTAAGCTTCTCTGCAAGCCGTAGCTTATCCTCAAGTATCTTAAGCTTCTTCTCAACATCACGCATCTCATTCGGTATTAGCTGGTACGTCCAGTCATCCACTCCTAGCTGTTTCGTAAGCCAAGGCAACACTTTCTCGTTAAACAGCCTCTGCTCCATTTCAACCGCACGGTTCGTTACAAGCACCTGCATCGTATCACGTCCACTCCCACCGGGTTCTCCAACCCATATCGGCGTAACACCGTACAACGCACTTATGCTTCTGCGTAGCTCCTGCCTGTACTCCATAAGGTTAAACTCCTGCGGCCTAAAGCTCAGGTCTAGCCACTCAATAATATTCCTAGCCTTCGGGTCTCCCTCAACTATCAGCGGGTATATCATCCACGGGTTATTCCTAGCTCTTTCCTCCAAATAGCTCCATGCACGCTCCACGCTTTCACGGTTCAGCGTCTTAATAACCAGTATTCCACGGGGACTTCTCTGCAACGTATATGCTAACAGCATAAAGTAGTCCTGCCTAAGCAGTATCAGCACCTTAAACAGTATAGACATTATCGGCGGGTACCCATACCCTATTCCATACGTGAACTTCTTAATATGCAGAACCTCTCCGCCAGTATAAAACACGTAATTGCCCTTACGGTAGAACCTGAAATACGCAGGCAACATCGTCTTACCGCATACGGGACATTTCTTCTTCCCAACCTCGTCCGGGTCAACGGTATCGAACTCGTCCCTATGCTCCGGGCAAAACACAACTACCTTACCATCATCAGTATATCCGGGCCTTCCATCCTTACTCATAACTAACTGCATATACCGGGGGTCTGCACGCAGTACCTCAACAGGCTCTGCACCAACAATATTGCCTTCGTCGTCGAAGAAATACTTCTTAATCACTACCAAGTAAGCGTTATCTACAACATTTAAGTCCCAGTCAATAGCCATCAATACATCCACCAGTGCCTCGTCGTTCAGGTTAGCATCCCTCAGTACCTTCTCTAAGTACTGCTTGTTCTGCGGGTTCGGTACGTAGAACTTGGTAGAACCGCATATCGGGCATCTATCTACTTTGTGGTGAAATTCTGCTCCGCATACTTTGCATTTCATAACGTATCTCTGTTTTATCGCTATGCCGTTCCTAAACGTTTCTGTTACTAGTGCACGTATCACTGTTCTCAGTATGTCACTACTGTATGCTAGGTTGTACGCCCATTTAAACGGTAGCGGAAGCACTGGCAGTCTGGCTGTTCCGTACCCCATAAGCGGTATCTGGCTACCTACTGGTCGGTCGCTGTCAAAGTTAGCTACCATAGACGGGTTCAGTACTGCCGAATAGTCCTTGCTTTCCTGCTTCTCTATTTTTCTTCCGAACAGTCTCCGCAGAAAGCTCAAATACAACCACCACCATCCATACCTATGCTTGCCTCATAAATTATGCTTTTTCCACTAACAGCTAAAAACCAATACTCCGGTATGCTACGCAATGCATACCTCTTGCTAAGCTCGTCATCGGTAAGCAACGTGCCGTTAAAGTATATCCGCACACCATTATACACGTACTTAGCGTTAACGTGGAAATGCCCTAGGAACGCCGCATCAAACGGCCTTATCATGTACTGGCGCCCCACATACTTCATTATCCCGTAGAACGGTATCTGCTGGTACATACGTATCTGGTCGCCGTGAAAAGCATACGCTGTCAATCCATCTATATCTATGTACAGGTCTGGATGCCCTATCTCCATATCTATTCCTGTCTTCTCTTTCAGCAACCGGTAGAACACGTAGTCCCAGTTCCCAGTACCGTCCAGCCTGCTTCTTCCGTGGTTTCCGGGCACACAGTACGCCTTCGTAGCGCCTACTTCCAGTAATAGCTTCTCGAACTCGTCAACCGCTATGTCTATCTGGTCATCAATATTTATCTCCTGCTCATATCTCTGCCTACGGTATATCGCTTCTCCATCAACAATGTCTCCTAAAAACACAACATACGTATCGGTAAGGCTTACACGTCCTCTGCTAAGCAGTCTCTTATGCCTTCTAACGCACCTAGTAAGCATGGACATCCTGTGCTGAAACACGTCGGTATCATACGTCTCGGTCTTCCTACCTACATGTGTATCCGATACCAGAAGAACCGCAACCGCCTCTTTCGGTTCCAGCTCCATGCATATCACTCCTTCTTATGTATCTTTCTCATGGCTTATATAGGTACTAATCCCGACCCACTATCATTCTGTACCGGTAATGCTGGTCTGAATCCTGTTACACGGGTCTTCAACGCCGTTATCGCCACTCCTATATCTCCTATAGCCTCTGCAACATCACTTACTGCGCTAGGCGGCAACGCATACACGTCTATACCGGTAGGTCTAAGCACTATCTTCTTAACATACAGTAGCTCGTTACTAGTGTGCGCCGCATCAAGCCATCTACGTATCGTCAGGTTAAACAGGCCATGCACAGTAACAGCGCTTCCACTCTGGTAAAACACAGTCCCGGCTCCAAGCATCTTAAAGTACTGACCATCAATTATCGTCGGCTGGTAAATGTGCCTCTCCTTACTACCGGTATGTGTGGCAAGCCATTTATTCGCAAAATCGTCAACTGCTGTCTGTAAATTATCGCTGGTCGCAACATCCTTTATTTCAACAGCATAACACCTAGTCGGTACTCCTGTGCTGGAAGTGTACTTCTTCTTATACAGCGTCCTTCCACTATACGTTATCAACAGGTACTGCCCACTATACTCGTCGTTAAGAACAATGCTGGGCGGCGTCTCGGGGTCGTCAACCTGTATCGTATAGTCAACGTCCTTGCATAGCTCGAACTGCGGCGTGTACTGGTCGTCTGTAACATATACTTTTATCTCCCCTACCGGTATCGCAGATAACTGCACAGTGCCGTTATTGTCGTTGCCGTCTATCTGGTCTTGGTACTGCTCTACCACGCTCCACGCCTTAACATACAGGCAGTTGTAATGCCTTACACCAGTAGCACCACCAATATTCGTAACAGCGTCAACCTTCTCTGTAACCTCATACGCAACACGTCCCCTGCCACTAAGAGTAATCCCCTCCGTACCATCACTATGCGGTATAGACACAAGTACAAAGCCCTTAGCGTACAAGGCATCAAAAAACGCATCAAGCTCTCCATAGTACCTGCCACTAGCATTATAGCTTGTCAGCTCATCGTTCAGAAAATAGCTCATTCCACCCGGTATGCTACCGTTGTTCAAGTACTTGCTAAGCAAATTATTCATAAAATTGTCAAGCGTCTCGTTAAAACTAGCATCTATAAATCCATGCAGTATCAGGTCTATACGGCTAACAGCGTTTACTTCGTACCACTTACCAGTACCTTTACTCCTGTCAACCGCACGGTAAACATAACCTGCAAACACCGGTATCTGTGTAGGCGAAGACACATTTCCAGTACTAACTGTTATGGCTACACTGCTTCCCTGACTAACGCTCTGCGTAGTGTAAAACACGGCTATACAGGGCTTATTAGCAACGCATTCAATACGGTCTAGCACACCTGTAACAGTGCTCCCAGCAACACTAATACTGTAAACCATAAGCACCACCGCTAGTCAGCCGCAACAATAAACGACACAGCCAAGTCAATAACGTCCTCTCCGCCCTTAACAGTCGCACGTATCGTGCTTACACGTCCGGGGTACTTAGCAATAACAGTACTGCCATCATCACTCAGTATGCAGAGAACACGGTCATCGTTAACTCCATAGCTTACAAAATCATGCACCTTACCCAGTATTGTCTGCAGGTTAGCCGCAACACCGGTAACAACGCCTGTAACTCTAAGTTGCATCTCGCCTCCTCCAAGGTTAATCAGTATCCTGTTCTCCGGCACAGCCCCCGGCATCCCTATATTAACGGCGAAGTTCACCTTGTTCTCCACTTCAAGCCCTACAGTATTCTTTATCTCGAACGTCGGGTACGTACTAGTGTCGGTACACACGTTCGTATCCGTGCTTTTCCCCTTAACTATGCGTACAAACATGTCTTACCACCTCAAGGCACACCAAACAAATCAAGTATTCCAGCGCCCAACGTAGCAGACCCAGTAGCGCTTCCTCCCCCGCTTACATTAACCGTTATGCCTATGCCACGAACAGCCCTAGACACCGCATCAGCTATCTCCTTTCCAAGACCAGCAATAGCACCCCACACATCAGTTCCACCAGTAGCAACACCACGTATAGCATCTGCTAATCCCCTAAGCGGTGCAATCAACGAATTAATAGCGTTCATAACAATCTTGCTAAGCCCCAGTATTGCGTTCCACACAGACATAACTCCGGACACTATCTTATCACGTATCCATCCAAACAGGTCGAACAGCCCTGCAAACGCATTCAGTATCATACTGACTCCATGCGCTAGTCCCTGTGCAAAATTACCAAGCAACCACCCAATAACCGGTACGTTCTTCTCCAAATACTGTTTAGCCTGGTCTCCCCATACCCATACAGTATAAGCAAGATTAGCTACTCCAGCCGCAAACCAGTTACCCTTTACAAGCAACTGCCTGCTTTCACGCTCCAGTCCAGACGCAGTAACACCCATAGCCTCAGCTATCTTACCACCAGCAGTAACAATCATAGTAATAATCAGCAATAACCCCCCTAAAGACGAAGCAATACCAGCAAGTGTTGTACTTATCCGGGAAAGAATAGCAACACCAGTACCAGCACCAATAGCAGAAGCTATCTTTCCAACACCTTTACTAAATAAATCTCTTACAAGCTTAATTTTTTGCAATGTTTCAATACTCAGTATCGCCAACAGTATTCTACGCAGAAACGCAATGACCGGCTTACCGAACACACTATACACACGTCTAAGTACGCCGAAGAACAGCCTAACGCTCTCCGTTATCGCCGTTACCTGCTTGTATATCATGGCAACACTATCGGTCAAATACACAAAGTAAATAGCGTACGGTGCAATCGGTGCAAGCAGGTTAAACACTCCGCCAATCATAAACGCTATTTTCTCCTGTGCTCTGGCTATACTGGTAATGCCGTATGTCATGCCGTGCAGAAACGCACTGCTACGTGCAAGCATCATATCAACAAACATACGGGGCAAACGCCGTGTAGTCTGCATATAGCTGTCCATAGTACGGCTAATATCACCCACAGTCTTAACAATCTTGTCAATAGCAATAAGAAGCAGACCCCTACGTCTAATCTCCGTCTCCTCTCTACGACTAAGCCTAATGCTTATACGCTTCATAAACTCCAGTATCCTCTCCATACGCAGAAACACACGTCCGTTCTCCAAAACACGCATAACAGTCCGTAGCTCCGGTATATCCCGGCTGGACAAATTAGGCAAACGTGCTCTTACCGGCATTTAACCACCTGCATAAAAATATTGGCTTCAAACACCATATATTTTTCTACCCGGAAATCCTCTTTATCCGTTCACGCTCCTCCCGTATCTTGTTCAGCAGAAACACCAGTACAGTCACCGGCAAATCATCAACTTGCTCCGGCGTCCATCCGAATTCCCGTGCAAAAACATAGTATGCCTCATACCTAGCTCTCTCCCTCTCGTTAAGCGTTACTCCATCAAAGGGTTCAGCTCTGCAATCTTCTCCCATATCTTATTGGCAACGCTAAGCGGTATATCGTCAATCCTGTTCTTATCGAACGGCGCCTTCACAATCGCCTTCTTCATAACTTCTTTCCGGTATGTCGCTATATCGAAGTCAACCTGTGAAAGACCGCCTACATTCCGTACTTTCAGCGACTTGCTCAGTACCTCGTTATGCTCTCCGAACGTCAGCTCCCTAACCACTACTGTCTCCTTTCTGCCTTCCCATTCAATCTCTACTTCTGCCTGCCTCATTTCCATACACCATTATTGTCAAAGCACAGACTAGTAGTACAGGTATCCGCTTGTCGTCACACTTATGTTGCTGGCCGCATAGTCAAAGCTTACTGTAACTGCGTTGTTCGGCTGTATCGTATAGCTCAGGTTCTCAATCTTCACAATATCTGTCAGCTTAATCGTTATTGTCTTGCTGGACGTGCTCCCATCCAGTCCTATGCCTGTAAGCGTCACATCTATCTCAGCTATGTTCTCGTTGTTCAGTATCTTGTCAAGCGTCTTCAAATCAGTAATATATGCAGTCACACTACCGGTAACTACGAACTGGCGTAGAAACACGGTCTTAGCTACATCGCTTCCAACTACAAATACCATGTTCGGGTTCTGGTTTATCCTCATCGTCATACTGCTTACTATTATGTTGCTTCCCTCGCTAAGGCTGGAATCACTGCCAAACCCTATGCTTGCACCCCAGTATGTATGTATCACGTCACTAGTGTCTCCCAATCCACTGCTACTGTCAACCGTTACAGACGGTAACGCAGTATCGGTCGTCTTGCTTATCTTAGCCGCTACACCGTCAAGTGTAAACTCTACGGTCTCGCCGTTCCTTATGTTAAGACTAAGCGTCCTAGGCACAAAGCCTGCTATCTCTACTTTTTCTATTGCACTCGCTCCTTTAACCCATAAATCAACTACTCCACTCCTAATCCATTCGTTATCAAATACGTATCCGTTAAGCGTTGCTGGCGTAGAACTCGTATCTACGTTCGGCTTCAGAAAGAACTCCAGTATGTACGGGTCGCTCAGTATCCCTGCAACAGAAAAGTCTATCCCCCATCTCATCGGTATGTTCGCAACGTACTGCCTGCTTCCAAGCTTGTATATGCGCTCATACTCTCTGCTTATGCTTATCCTGTCTATTCTCTGTGCATGCCCAAATCTCCTCTTTACAGTGCCCCCACCGGCAAACGTATCCTCGTACCAGTACTCCATGTCAACTACATTGCCTGTTATCGGGACAAATCCACCTGTAGCACTCATCTAACCACCTCTCCATGTCATTGTATAGCGTCATACCTCTTTAAGCTTATTTCAAGCACCTCCACACAGTATCCGAATTCACTATAGTTCGGTGCAACCCTGTCAATATACGAAATAACATATTTGCCAATAACGGCGTTACGGGAAAAATCATTCATTATCAAAGCAATAATATAGTCAAGCCTGTCACTACATTCTTCCAGACTAGCATTCGTTGCTCCGGGCATCGTCCTCTGGACATACACTACCAGCTCAACAGTTCCTTCACGCTCAAACAGTTTAAAACCAATACCAGCAGGGGACACACGTTCATCCCTAGCTCTAATAACAACCGTTACTTCACGGGTAGGGTTCAACTGCTTAAACGCACCGTACTCCACTATTTCGTGGTCAATACCGTATCTGCTCAGCAGTCCATCAATGCGTTCCCTAAGCGCTTCAAGTACTCCAAGCACTTTTATCCACCACTACATACTATGCTTCATCAAGATAATAATCTTCCACACCCGAACTTCCTCATATTGTTCTTCTGGAACTCGAACGGCGTAAACACAACAGCTATTGCATTTGCTAGAAAATCACCTGTTATCAGGTCTGTCGGTGCAAACCACAGTGCTATACGGTACTGGCCCGCATATATCAGGTACTGGTCTGAAAGGCTTATCTCGTCACTTGCTATTATCGTTACTGCTCCACGTACTGTGCATGTATCTGTAAGGCTCAGGTCTAAGTACAGTGCCCCTGCCCTACCTATTATGAAGCTGTATGCGTCGCTAATGCTTATTGTGTCTGTCACACTAATGTTCGCCGGAAACAACATCTTGTAGCTGTCTGTAGGTGCAAACGTCACGGCACACTTGCTGTACTTACCTACTCCGAAGCTGTAGCTGTCTGTAATCGTTATCTCGTCGCTCGTCTTTATATTCGCAGGGAACAGTATCCGGTAGTCATCTGTCGGCACCGGCTTAACTGCGCACTTCCCATATATTCCAGTCTTAAAGCTATAGCTGTCTGCAATGCTTACAGTATCAGAGCATCTAGTAATGTATGCGGTCGTAATGCCGTAGCTGTCCGTCGGCATCGGTTTAACTGTGCATTTTCCGTACTTACCTGCTGTAAAACTGTATGCATCACTAATGCTAATGCTGTCTGAACACCTAGAAATATAGCTCTTTGTCAATCCATGGCTGTCGGTAGGTATCGGCTTAACAGCGCATTTACCGTATCTACCGCTCGTAACAGTATATGCGTCAGACACCGTTATCGTATCGCTACAGCTAATGTTTGCCGGGTACCCAATGCTTACGTCAACACTAGTATCGTAGGTGCTGTCTCCCCACATAACATACGTGTTGCCACTGTAACTGTCATAGCTAACCCATACGTGAAGGTCGGCATCAGCAGTAAATCCAAAGTCAGCAGTAGCGGCACTCGACAAAATATATGCAGTACCACTGTCCCCGCTTACCTTAAAACCCCATGCCTCCCCAGACTTAACTACTTTACCGCTAACAGCAAACGTATATGTGTTCTGCACCGGCGTCACACTAGTCGTAGAAACAGTCTTGCTCTCCACACTCGTAACAGTACCGTCACTAGCAACTATTACAAACTCAACGGTAACAGCCGCACCATAAACCTCTACAGAACTACTGCTGTTCGTCGTGCTAAGCAAATACGCACTTATACCGTTCACAGTACCGGTATTGCTCGTCCAGTAATACAGCGTCAATGCAAGTCACTATCTACAATGCTTACACACTCAGCTTAACGTCAAACACTACCTTGTTCGTCAAACCACTAACGAATTCCTGTGCACTGGTAAAGTTAATGTCAATCTTCTTCCCATTATACGTCGTAATCTCAATATAGTTAATGCTACCGCCGGTCGTAGTCGAAAACACATATTCAGCAGTATCGCTTGCCGGGTTCGACCTGCTTATGCTCATATCTGCTATCTTGGTCGGCGTATCGTTTACAAGCTGGTATGCCGCCGCCGCACTAAACCATATACCCGTACGGGTAGCAGTGCCAAATATCTCCTGCAGACTCTGAAGCATCCAGTCACCAACACCGGTAATGCTACCTCCAGGGCCTACACTAGCGCTTTCAGACCAGCTAACCTTTACGTCAATAACTATTTTCCACCCAGACTTAACGTTCGGCCCAGTAATAGTTGCAGAAGCATAGCTCTTAGTACCGCTTTTCAGCTCAATACTCGTTATCTGCCCGTTAATACTGGTCGTAACACTGGTTCTAAACGTGGCATAACCGCTTCCACTATCAACAAGCGACCACGTAACACTGCTTATCGTATCGCTCCCGTTAAGAACAACAGTATCAATAACGCCAAGCGTCTTCGTAGCATTCACCAGTTCACCTATAAAGTCACTCTGAAACGTACTTGTAAAGCTCTGGTGCAAAGCACCTACAGTCTCATCTCCAACAGTAACCGTTATCTCCGGCTTAACCACCGTCACGAGCTACTCACCTCAAACACTATGTCTAGCTGGTTCGTAACTCCCTGTACAACGTTGTACTCGCTCGTATTCGTGCTGGGGTCAACAAGGCTGAATTCAAGCCCATCGCTACTCGTCGTATTCGTAGTGTCCGGGAACACGTTCACACTAAATACTGCTGTCGTATTTCCAGTAGTACCGTCAGGCGTAAACAACAGGTTCACAGTAGCAGTCGTACCGCTTACACTCCTGTTAATCGTTAACGAGCCACTAATAGCGTTTCCACCGCTGTCAAAGAACTTGGCTGTAACAACTGCCAGCTTCGTACTGCTTCCTACTGTAAGCCTGTCCCTAAGCGCCTGCGTATATACATGGTCATTAATAGCTACCTTGCTGAACGTGGTATTAGCTCCGTCAACAACCATCTTAGCACCTACATAGAAGCATACCTTTACCTCTTGCTGGTCTGCAAGCGACGTATCGGTAAAGCTTATCTCGAAGTACAGGTCTGTTCCGCTATATGCTCTCAGCCTATTAACTGTCTTTGCACCGCTTACAGTAGCTGTTTTACACACGTAGTTCGTACCAACGGTACATGTATCTGCCAAGCCATCACTATTCGTATCGGTACACTGTATCCCAGTACCTGTTGTCCAGTCAGACGTAGCAACGCTCCAGCTCAAATCACTGTACTCGGTAGTATTGCCACTGCTACTGTCATAGTATGCAAGCACAATCTTGTCAATCGTGCCTACAATAGCGGTACTTCCATCGCTTCCAAGCTCGCTTGCTATCTTACCCAATAACGTACTGGTCGGGCTGTGGTGCTCCGTGCATACATCGTTTATACAGGCTGATGCAGAAGCCGACAGCATAATACACGCACCTAAATAACGGTATTGCAAGAACAGGTCTTAAGCATTGCTCTCAGAAGCAAGCCATCCCTCATCGTCTTCCTGCTCATCATACTCTTTATCGTCATAGCAGTCACCGGTAAACATGCATTTAAGCATAACACGCACAGACTCAACCATTATCAACACTCCTGCACCTGCACCAAGAATAACGGCCAGTATAACAACAAGAAACGCAACGGGGTCAATCATTTCCTAGCGCCCATACTAGTTACTAGTACCTCCGTTATATACAAAGCACATACTAGGTAAAAACAATCGCCCCACTATCACCTATCTCGAACTCCCCGCTAACAGCCCCTACACCGCTAAACAATGCAGACACACCGCCGTAAAAACGTATCCTAACCCATACATCAGTATCAAGCACAACTCCCTCGTGACAACCACTAACACCGCAGAACCTTACAACATCTCCAGATACAGGCACATATTCTTCAAAACCACTAAGCACACCGCCATACATATCGGCAAACCTCCGGTAAGGCACGTAGAAAAACACCTTGCCAGACAAACCAACAGCCCCTGCAAACACCATGCCTACAATACGTCTCTCTCTAAGGTCGTAGAACCGCCTTCCATCACCAACAACGAACGGCCTAACACCAACCCTGCCGTCAATCCTAAACACTCCGTAATCAACGGTATTTCCAAGGCTTATAGGGTCTCCACTCCCAAACACATTGCACAGCCATGCAAAGAACCGGTAAAACACTCCAAGAAAACGCTTCTCCCGTCTCAAACCAGTATAGTACACGGTATATCCTACACGTCCATCTCCCGGCAAATACACGTCATACGAACTACCGGTAAAAACATCTGCCAATACATGCCCGGCAGAAACACCGTAGAAACCATCACTAAACGGTACTACAACCCCTAGCGTCCCAAGACCAGAACCTACAACAGGCACTCCACCATACAGTTCAACAAGCAAAAACATCAGAAACAAAAAACACCCGCTTACCGTCCCGCCTACAAGAACCGTCGGGACACCCACGTATAAAAACAATCCTCTTACCCTCCCCCACAACAACAACCTTATCCTTAGGCAGAGCCACTATCAGTCACCTCCTCAGCACCGGTACTGCCGGTCTTTTTCTTCTTCTTCCTACTCTTCTTCTTGCGAGGTCTTTCAACCACAACATACTTCCAGTTCCGTACAAGCACCCATGTCTCCGGCGTAGCTATAACAACATCAGTCGGAACAGTATCGTCTCCAAGCAAATAACGTGCAGGCGCACCGTACTTCTCAATAACAGTGTCAACAGCGTCCCTGTACAGCTTAAACTCCACGTCCGGCCTCTGACCTGCCAGTACAATAGCCGCTAAATTACTAAGCGTCGGCTCCTCGTTAAACTTCTTCTGAACATACGATACGGCACCGCTCGGTAGCTCAGGCGCAGTAACAATACTAAGCGCTTCACGCAGAACCTTGCTAACAACAGGCTTACCGCCACTAATAGCGTCAAGCATACGTTTCAACTGCATACGTGCAGACTGCCTCAACACAGTAAAACGTGCATAGGCAAACCACAGCGAACGGGCAAACTCTACAGCGTCAACACCACGTCTCTGCCTAAGCATCTTGTATATACGGGTCAAAACACGGTGGTTAATCATAGCACGGTCTTTCACTTATCATCACCTCTCTTCTCATCCTTACCTCCAGAACCCATTAGCAAGCGCCTAGCCGTCTCCTCCCCGCTGTTCTTACCGGTAAGATACCCAAGCACAGTACCAATAATACCCGTTATCAATCCAGCCGCCAGCTCATCGTTGCCCTTAAACACTATTAGAAGCGCCGCAATAACGGTAACAGCTATAATCACAACTATAAGCACGTCGTACTTGTTAAGCACCCGCACCACCAACACCATGTTTATACGTATCAACAACATACCTTATAACAGCTTCCCCAATATCATCAACAACCATACACTCGCCGACATCCATATCGCCCTTATCACCTGCAATTACAATGCTGAACTCTTCTCCCTTAACAGCCACAGCAACATACACTTTACGCCCTTTCTTATCAGAAAAACACTTAGCATTCAAAAGCTTAACACCGGTATCAGGCACGGGGCGCCACCACGTAGAACAGCTTGTTATCTCCAACGGTACTGCCTACCATTACCAGCGGCTTGTTCTCGTCAAACCTTATATCAACAACACTGCATGCATCAACAACGTACTTACCCATCTTCAGGTACTCCGGCGAAAACTTAATGCTGAACTCGTCGTTAATCTCTTCCAATCCAAACACAGCTTCCTCCTTAACGCCGCTCTCGTCCTCTCCCCTAACAATCACGTATCCCTTGTACTGGTCAGCAACAATGCCAAGCCTCTCATCAGTACCGGTATGGAACTCGAACGTCGCCTCCGGGTAGTCAACCACTGTGTCAACAACCTGCTTATACTCCTTACCGGTAACCCTGAGCGCCGCATTATCAACGCTCTCAATAATCTGCTCCAGCGCAACATCCTCGAACTCATTGCTAGATGCACTGTACGGCACATACAGTCTCCGCCTACCGCTACGGAATACAGCACGGTTCTCCTTAAACTCCACTGACACCTCGCTCTTACCTACGCGTCCAAGCCACTTAACAACACGGTCAATCGGTATCGCAAAGACACCCTCGCCGTCAACACCGTCAGCATACCACTTAACAGCAGACACCCTACTGGCATCCATACCGAACAGCGACACACGGCCATTCTCAAACCTGAACTCAGCCACACTAACACCAAGCTCCTTTAACAGCTTGAACAAACCCTTAAGCTCATCCCCTGCAATACTCAGACCAGGCATCCAGTACACCTCCGTATTATTCAAAGCACATTCCCTGCACGCTCAACACACTTAGCAATAACACGGTCGAACTCCTCGTTCCTAATCCTTTCAAGCACCTGCACAGCCTTCTCGGCCTCCTCCTCGGTAAAGAACACGTCGCACATTATCCCCTCATAGCCTCTAAGCTCGGGGAACACCTTCTTAATAACATCCTCAATACTGACAATCTCTCCGTTATGCTCAAGCATTACAAAGGCACTCCTAGCATCACTATCCAGCATAATATCTCCATAACTGTCATCCGCACACTTAATATCCGGTACAACACTGCGTAGCGCATCTGCAAACAAACCACACAGCTCCTCTCCTATACAACGCCACATCTCATACAAACTCCTATACACACACACAGCCTTACCCACGTTCACCACGTACCACCACCTGCAAACACGTCTCGCCTAAGACTAATACGGGCAACACCAACCCGGTAATGCACCGTTCCATACCAGTCCGTACCCAAATACTCTAATACACCAGCACACATAAAAACACAGTCACTAAGCCCGAACCCGGCAGAACAACACTCCTCCACACACCGTGAATCAACACCATCCATAACAACCACCCCCGGTAAAATCAAAGCACATCAAAGCCTAGCCGTCACAACAAAATAGTCCTTATCAACACACTCGCACACAATACGTTCATCACATACATCGCCGTATCCACGAACCTTCTCAACAGCCCTGCTAACAGCGTCAGAATCGGTATCAGCACTAACAGCTTCAAGACCCAAAAACTCCTTATCACCACAGTAACAAAAACAAAAATACACGGTCATCTCTTCCCGTCGAACCACATCATCTCGTACTCTCTAAGCGCCCTCATAATCCTGCTGAACACCTCGCTTCTCCACTCCTCATCCTCAATATCATTGCTGTAGCGGTGCGCCAGCCACATACGGGACTGTATGACCAAGCCCTTCTCAACCATCATCTTCTTAACAGCCTCGTTAACATCAACCGGTAGCTTCACATCGCCTACCACAACGTACATCCTGCCGTTACCGAGCCTGGCAATCTCCCATATACAGTTCTCAGCATCATCAACAACGGTCTCCCTACCGCCTGCCCAGCACACAATCCTAGTCTTAGACACACAGCTACACCTCCTTCTTCTCAACACCATACATTACACGCAGTACAACCCACCGGGCAACAACAACATCGCCATTATCAAGCACAGTCTCCTCATCCGGTATCAGGCAGTCAAAGCCATTGTCAAACTCCTCTACACTGGCACAGCTAGCCCTAAGCAACTCCCTAATAGCGTCAATAACCTGCTTAGCCTTACCAACGCCCTCCAAGTCAATCCTAGACAGTATATCGTAAGCCCTAATACTCATCCACAACCACCACTAGTACAGCTCTATCGTAACAACCCTGTCCTTCTCCTTACACACAATATTGCCCCCTTCTACACTAACACTACCCCTACACATCACCTCGACAACGTACTTGGCAACCTCGAAGTCCCTCTTCCTAAGCATATCCTCAAGCTTCACATACGGTACAATTCCAATAACACTCTTCATCAAGCACCACCCCTGCACTGCGACGGAATCTTAACATCCCTGCCACGCTTCTTCGCAATCATTAGTGAATGGCAGACACTGTATCTCGGGCTATTCGCTATCCACTTATGGTAGTACGCCGGGTGCTCCCTCTTAATATGCTCCAACAGCTTCTTCCTGCTAAACATTCCACGGCCACACACAGGACACGCCCTACCCATCACTTACCACCTCCCTTACAAGACTCAGCAATTCTTATACGCCAATCAACACCTTCAAGCATAGTAATCTTCACATCAAACCTGCCGGCACAGTACCTGTATATGCCGTCAACCTCCGTCTCAGCCCTCTCAGCCGCAAGCTCCAGTAACACCTTTATCGAATCCCTGTCAGCCACAAAGTCGTCCGCACACCCCTCAATATGTAGCTTAAACACTCCCTTATCGGTATGGACAACACCGTACACGTCAGCAACACCGTGCTCTACAACAACAGTTTCAAACACAACATCCTCCGGTACGAACAGACCAGCCATCACATGTTCACCTCCTTCTCAATACACTTAATCATCTCGTCACCATAGAACAGCTTCACAACCATCAGTATGCGCTCAACAAAATCCACCAGCCTGTCACTGTCATACACCGGTATCTCTGCTAACCCCTTGTTCGGAAACGTAACAGTAACAGCCTCTCCGCCCTCCTCGGTAATAACACCCATCTTCTTACCGCACTCATGCACCAGCACAGCAATCTCTCCAGCCACCCATGCACCGGTATGGACGACCTTGCCGTCGTTCTCAAGCCACTCAGCTACTTTTCTCATACTGCTTTCAGGGCCAACCTGTAAAAAACTATCACGAACAATATACTCCGCAACCCTACGGTACAGGCTCTTACCCGACATTTTATTCACCGTTAGAATCAAAGCACAGACACCCTACCGCCCAGCATCTACACGCACAACATCCAGCACACGAACCGGTATAAAGCCTGCAGAACGCATCTCGTCCGCAAAACATTCATACGCACACCCACACTTATCAATAGCAGAACGCACAGCAACATCAAAATCGGTATCACAGTCACTGTCAACAAAGACATAGGTATCGCCACACAAAACAACAACATAGGCATGCACAACATCGTCAATACAGGCACACCTAGTCCCAAGCAAACCAGCAAACCACCGGTACAAGGCAAAACCAGCCGGGTCAACCAGCCCACTACACAGCTTACCGCAGTACTCCGCAACCTTACTCTTCAAATGCTCAGTATCATCCCTGTCAAGACTATACGCATCAGTCAAGCACACCACCCCGGCTACGTTATACGGGTACCGTCAATACTAAGCCTCTTGCTCTGCCTGCCAAGCACATACCACATACACCTAATACACAGCTTCCTCGGCCTAACAAAATACATCACCGGATCAGCCCTGCCACAGAAAAAACACCGTATCCGCCCATAGAAATTCGTAACCACCTGCACACGTCCAAGCGCCTTCAACTGCCCAATACGTACAAACTTGCCCAGATGCCTACGGCACACCGGTATCTCCCCGGTATTCGGGAACACAACATCCTTACGGCCGCACAGGTCACATATCCCTTCACGGTCAAGGCTAAGCGGCGTACCACGGCCAAACCTGTTCAGCACATACTGTCTAGCCCTAGGCGTGAACACACGGCTCCTATCACCGGGTTCAACACCCAGTACACGCCTAATACGCTCCCTGTCCTTCTTATCCATAACAAGTCACTCCTCTCTAATCTCTACAACAACCTTCTTACCGGTATTGTCGAATACAAGGTCAACCAGCCACTGCCAGCTATCGGTATCGTATCGTCTGCACAGCCAGCGGAACACATGCTCCAGCGAACTATAGGTACGGGTAGCCGCCCTTACAATATGCCGTAGAAACACCTGCTTCACACCAGTATCATACACAACAGACACGGTGCCACCATTCTCTAACACTCCAGCACCCAGTACACGCATACCCTCAAACACAATCTCTATGGCACCACCACTTACAAACGGGTCACCCTCAACACGGGCATTAACAACAACATACTTGCCCGGCAACAACCGGTACTTCAGCACAACAGCACCGTTATAGCTCGGCACGGCATCGAACGGCTTCGCAAACCGTCCCTTCCTAGGGCTAAAAACAGCATTAATAACACCGCCGCCCACAATACCCTCATACTCCAGTACAGAAGACCTAGCCACCATACAACCACCCGGTACAGTACAAGTCCAGTATAAGCAAAGCACAGAAACACAGCCGGAAAAACACACTCTACTTACGGGGAAACACGTCCTCAAACCTTATCTCAGACACACGCCTATACACGCCGGCCTTCTTATCAAACAATACAGCATCATCGGGGCTGACACCGTCATGCCACAGCCTAAACTTGTACAGCAACCTCTTATCAATATAGAGGAACCCGATACTGCGTGCCTTCTCCCTAAACTCGCTGTACGACATCTTACCCTCAAGGTACCGGTAGTACAGGCTGAACAACGCTACCGTCTTCCCAGACACAACACGGGCAAACATGCCAAGCCCACCACTATTACGGCGTGCCCAGCCACCATACTCTGCAAGCACCGGTACAAACCAGTCCAGCCTCTCCCCAAGCAGTTCCTCGGCAACACCAACCTTCTTCTTCAGCTCAGCAGACACACTATACCAGACAGTCTTACCGCTAATCGGCTTCACATCACTAAACACAACACCAGTATCATCCCCAACCGCAGACGGACTACCATCCCAAGCATACCCAAGCACCTCACCAGTATCCTTACACACCGCCTCCCCATACTCGGTAACAACTACTTCACGGCATCTACCCCAGCGCTCATCCTCGGTAAAACTCCAGTACCCACCGCTCTCAACCGACGACCTAATCTCCTCAGTCCCAATCATTACTTCCACACCTCCTTCTCAACCCTTACCCCATCCATCTCGGTATCGCCGAATCTGAAATAGCACTGCACCGCGTTCCACAGGCCGAACCTGTCCAGCCTACGGTCACTAACAACGTACACCCGTCCGGGCCTGCCATTATCGGCATCGAACACCTGTACACTGTAGCGGTAACGTCCAGCCTTCTCATCCTTCCTTATCAGGCTGAACCGGACAAACCTTATCTGCGTAGCACGGTCTTCTAAAAAAGCTATTCTTTTCCAGTACGGTACAGGTGCGGGGACAACCCGCCTACTCTTCCTCCTACCCAATCCTATACACCTACCCGTTACATTTTGTTTGTTGTGTAAATGTTCTCGTGACGGTTTAAAAAGTTTCTTATCCACACCACTCAAATAACCAGTACAGACACAGCCAACCGGTAAAACACCTAAGTCAAACACCAGAAACACACCCCCACAAAAAACGTCCGGCCCACGAAAAAACACCATCACAAACACATCGCAAACCAGCACAGAACAGAAACAACCGTACAATATACGGAAACCATACCATACCATACCGTACAATATACAGTATAACAAAGACAGAAACCGTACAAAAAACACCAGCACCGGCCAGAACACCCAGTACCGGGGCAAACCACAAACACATACACACAACGGGAAAAACAAGCCTAGTAATCATCAGCCGCACCAACAGCACGGTACAGCCGCTCCCACAGCCCACGGAACTCCTCGTACTCCTCAGTATTATTCACGGTACGGCTACTCTCAACCCAGCTAACACGGGCCGCCTTACCAAGCACATGCATATCAAACACATACTCAGGCGGCCTACTCAGCTCCTCCAACCACCTAACAGCCTCGTTATCCTCATCCACACGTCCATCGCTCAAACGGTTCACAATCTCCGTTATCAGGTCAAGGAACGCATCAGAACTACGGTCATGTTTCGCCCTAGCCAGCAACACACTAACGGCAACAATCAGTCTCAGCGCATCCCAGTTCTTCACCGGCCCCTTAAACCCGGTCAAATTATTCACATACTCGTGCAACCCATCGCACAGGTCGGCATCACCGGTACTGGCACATACCAGGTCAACCAGCTTCAACAACTGCCTCTTATCCTCCTTCGACATACGGTAACCGGTAAGCGCCTCGAATTCACGCATCATACCATACACAAGGCCGAACAGCTCCGGGCTACCAAGGCAGTCCTCAACAGCAATAATACGTGCACGGTGCCAGAAATACCACGGCTCATTCTGCCCCAGTATCAGACCAGCCCAAGCCGCCCGTATCCAGTCACCACGACGTATCGCCTTCTGCAACCAGCTCGTCACAACACTCCTCTTGTAGCAATACTTCGTCTTAAACCAGCCCTTCTTACCGGGCAACCACAAGCATATCTCGCTTCCCTTGGCCAGCTTCTCTTCACCACCAGTACTGCCTGTACGAACCTTTTTCAGCTCCGGTACAAACTCGGCCAGACTAACCATTACACACACCCCACTCGAACCCGATGCACAGTAAAAAACACATTACTCTAAACGCCCCTCAACACATCTAATCACGTGCTCGTAGTTCCTGTTCACAAACATCACGGCAATCGGTATCGCTCCCTCGCTCTTCATCGCATCCGCAATATCGGTACCAGCCATGTGCAGGAAATACCGTAGCTCATCCAAACAATCCATATCATCATCCATTACACGGTCTATCGCATCCACCATCATCTGGGCTATACGCCTAATCTTACACAGCTCATCTACCCAATTCATAACTTACCACCCGACCTAACCTTTTTGTTTGGGTAATAATCTGCACGACAAATAAAAAAGCCTTTCCCTCCACACATACTACTGTATCCTTCCGACACGAGCCTTCCCATCAATAATCACAAGCATCAGCCCGTTATCGGCTACAACAGCTACTGCGTCGTGCTCCTTCTTCGTAAAAACAGCGTGCTCAGCCCACCACTCAGTATCAATAACGGCTCCCTTCTCCTTAACACTCTTCTCAATCAGGTCACAGACAATAACCTTTTTCTCCCCATCCATACACGCATACACCTCCAACCCGTCGGGGCCGAACACCGGGGGCATATACATCAGCGGCACACCGCCTCAGACACCCCCAGTGCACGGCTTTCCCGGTATTACAGGCACGTGGAAAAAACCCTTTAAGCTAAGCCCTACGCCACATACACGGCTAAGCCGCTACGTCCGCCTTAACAACCTCAATCGTCGAAGCCTGCTCAAGCGCCTGTACATCGCCCTCGGGTACAACCTTCCCATCGGCAAATATGCGTACACTTGCCCAGCCAAGCTCAGCCGCCTTCTCCAGTATAAACTTAACTATCTCCTCGCCAGTACCTGTTACCTCGTACTCGTTCCCGGCTATTACTACTTTAGGCAACCCATACACCTCCTACTGTTCCATATTCCAGTATATGCAGAGCACATACTACCCGGTGCCCCACGCCTCATCCATCCTGAACACTCCTTCCTCGCACCTATGCGTATCACAGTATTCACGCACATAGTCAATAAACGAGCTGTTAAACGCATTACTGGTCGGCATGCTCAGTATAGACACGGCGGTGTCAAGCACACGTCTAAGCTCATCCACAGTATCACCCCTACCAGTATAGCGTGGCAACTCATAGCCTCCCAGACACACCGAGCCGCTGTCACTGTTGTTCGGGTGCCTGAACAACTGGTTGTCAAACCTTATCCACAGGTCTCCGTATAGGCTAAGCGGTATGCCCTCATCGCTCAATCTACTGGAACTGCCAACAGCGTACACTACAAGCTTACCGGTAACACGGAACGGCTCCGGCAACACAACGTACTCCATGCCACGCCTACTATCATATCTAAGCACTACACGGTTACCTGTAAAATCAACAAGGCGCTCCAGTCCAAACAGGCACTCATCACCGGTATAGTCGGTACAGTACCTGCCCATATACAGCTTTTCACGCCCCGGCACAACGTCGAACACAGCGTTAACACGGTAGCTTACAAGACGGGTCTCAGCAACAACAGTGTTCTGCACAGCGCCGAACAGGTCGCGCAGGGTCTCCATCACATAGGCGTCCTCAACCCTGTCACTGCCGAAATACCTTCTAAGCACCACCATAACGCCGGCGGCACGGCTAGACCGGTACTCGAAGAAATTCGTACTGCCAAACACATGCATACGGCCATCGCTATCGGTAACACTGCAGAAGAACGTGTCATCATCAACATAGCATACACCGCGGAAACCGGTAAGTGCATCCACTACATTCGAAGCCTCAGTACTAGGCGACCGTACAAGCACAGCCGGAACACCGGTGCCGCCGCCATATACCTGCGAAGCAACACTACATACAACCGGGCCATTACCATACCCATACGCAAACGCCACAACATCATACTCCCTCAACAACCTCTCAATCAACGCATTACTCCACCTATCAAGAAAAGCATAGCCAGCAACACGTATGCTACCAGCACCGGTAAGACGGGCATACAACGGTATAATATACGAGTTCTTA